TTAGGCATAGTTGGCCACTTTCCTTTCACGTGGTTTGGCAGCTGCTAAAATGTTCTCCCGCTTAAACGTCCGAAGTGCTCCGCGTTTCATGCAATACGCCCGAATATATTCAGGATGAATCTTCCTTACAATGATATTGCGGTCAGTAATTTCGCGATCGTCAGTCATGTACATAATAACAATCGGTTTTTGTTCTTCTAATGACGCTCTAAACAGTCCATTCATTTTAACAGCCTCCCTTTATTTATTAGCTCTATTATATCGAACGTATATTCCGAACACAAGTGCTGGGTGAATAAACATTTAAATAAAAAAAACCCGCCTACTCTATGAGAGTAGGGCCACAGGGTTATTCATCTTTCCAGACGAAGGGATTTAAGCCGACTTTTTCTTTGATAAATGAAACCTATTCTTCCTGACCTCTGTATGTGATAATTAAATTATAAAAAATGGAAGTGTGGGAAAATAATGAAAATACTTTCGGTTTTATTGGTGCTATTGATAGGATTGGCAGCATGTTCGCAGGAAGAAGGGGACAAGCTGGTCGAAGTAGTGAAAAGATCCGGAGAAATGCAGGAGGCACCAGCAGATAAATACATTTTGACAAGTGATATTGGCGAAATTGAAATATTAGGTCTGTATGAAAAAATAGTTCTGCATGAAAAGAAAAACAGCTCCGAAGAGGATGGTTCATGTTTAATCGACTTTGAGGGTTTCCACTTAAAAACGACGCCTACACTGGTAAAAGTGCGCCCGAATGAAATGAACATGGAGATGTTTGGTGGCCAAGAAGAAATTCAAGCTATTATGCTGACGCAATCCGCAGAAAACACCACTGACGGTGACGTGGATTATCTTGGCACTACCACAATTATTACGGATACAAAAGAGCAAATTTCCGAACCGAGCGGCCTTATGTCAACAAATGCCGTGGTTCAAACCTATTATGGAAAGGTACAGGCAGAAGGGTTTTCTTTGTTTCCATTAAAGGACAGTAAAGTGACACCACAAAAAATAGCGATTATGTTCGAACCTCCTTATAAAATTGTAAATGGCGCCGTGGACGGAACAAGACTTGGCGAAGGACAGCGTGTTGATTTTATATACACGGATAGAGAGGAATTAGAATAAATAAAAAAACCCGCTCACTCGGTATGAGCAAGCGGGTTTTTTCTCACGTATTATCACGTATCTTTTTCATCACGCACGATCACGTATCTCTCCTATATAGAAAGATTGGTTAATATTTCTTGATAAAGAAGTGTAGCTTGTGCTGATCTCTCAGCTTCTCCCATGCGTCCTGCGCTGATTCGAGTGAGCGGAACACACCTGTATACACTCGATTATCATTTGCGCCTTTCCTTGCATTGAAGCCGAGCGTTTTGGCCGCCGCTTCCGCTGATTCTACGGATCCAAACACACCCGTGACCACACGGAAAATACCTGGTGTCCCGATCAGCTCTTTTTCTGCCAAGAGCTTATCAATCATAGCAAGTGTCGTTTTGCCTGCAATGCCATCCATCACGAGGTTTTTCCGGCGTTGCAGGATCAAGATAGCATTCGCTGTTCCTTTTCCGTATATGCCATCTATGCCGTTTGTATCCAAGCCTAAGGCAGTCAGTTTTTCCTGCAAGTCAAGGATCTCTACTTTTGTCATAGATGCCACAGGAGCGGCAGAAGCGGCAGTGGTCAAGATTTTATCAGTCCCATACCCTTTGTAGTTATATTGAAGGTGAGGGGCATCCCATCCCCACCGATAACCCGATTCAAACTTCAATTTTTCTGCTTGTTCAATCGCTGTTAGGATCGGACGTTTAGCATACTCCGACTTAGCCCATTGCGCTTTTCCATCTGCTAATGGCACAAAATCAAGGGCTTGTCCCACCAAATGATAGGACTTCATCGTTTGGGATGCGCCGCTCGCTACATTTTTCTTTTGTTGGGCAACGGAACGAATGGTTTCATAAATCAAGATGTCAATCTTATTATCAATGCACCATTGATACCATTCTCTTGCCGCCGCTTCTGTATTTGGTGCTAAATCTTCCAAGTTTCCTAGATTCCGTTGATGATATGTAGGTGTCCAATTCATTTCACTCCACCATCCTCTATGTCAGATTGTTTATTTTTCGCTTGCGGTTGTATTTTGGCAGCAGGATCTTCTTTTAACTGTGCAAAGACAGCACTGATCTGCCGGGGCACATTCACGCCTAGATGACCGAGATTTTCAATGATGCTGATCCCTTCCATTCCGATCAAAAACATAATCATCATGTTCCGCATAAATTGACCGCCGCCGGAAATGAGATCCAACTGAACGGCCATAATGACAGCGAAAATCATCGCTGTTTTTTTCATAATCCCTCTGAAGCCGACTGCTGAATTAAAGTTTTTTCGGTAAATGGCAACCATCCATCCAGTTAGATAATCGCTAATCATGAAAATCCCTAAAGCCGTAGCCAACTGGTCGATCCCCCCAATCAAATAGGCGAGAGCTGATATGCCCCCGCCAATGATTGTGTTGTATAGCGTGTCCGTGTTGTGTTGCATCCTGCACCTCTTTTCGATTTTTTTGAATTTAAAAAAAGCACCCGGATGGACGCTCTTATGCCTTATAAAGTTTTTGCATTTGATTTAATTTTAAAGATTCATCCGTAATACTTGCCATAATATCTTCTACCGAAGATTCTAATAAGTATTTTTCGATAGGTGAATACAACATTTCACCAACTGATTTCGTTTCTAGTAAAGAAATAGGCTGGCTCCAATCCCAGTTAAGCCCCCCGTCTAAATCAACATTAAAACTTTTAAATTGGCTTTCAATTAGTGTTTGAGAACACACATCATTAAACTCTGTTTCGCCAATTGCATCTTTACATGTCATAAATAACGCTGTAAAGACCGTAGAAATACTATGATCATCCTCCATTGTGTTCCCGTTTTTGTCATAACGGTCATAGAAAATAACATCGTCTCTAGGCATTACTCTTAGCGTATAATACTGATCCAATAATGATTTCGCGATGGCAGTTTGACCATTATAGATCAATCCTTTGATCGCCCAAAATTCTAAATCACCGGTGAACCATATATCTTTGCTAAAATCATTTGTGTCTAACCAATCCCAATTACACGATTCCGGCATGGGTGCGTCATTCTCGTCTAAGGGGCTGTTTTCATCATAGTGATAAAAACAATACAACATCTTATGACCTGTCGTAGCCCTCATCCCATGATTAGCGATACAATCCAGATACCATGCTAGATGCTCGTTTAATATCGTCTGCGGATTGTATGCTTGACCTTCGGCTGTTAATCTACTGGCGTTACCGAATAATTCCACATATCCTTGAATTGCTTTTGTGATCACATCAATTGTTGTTGTGCAGAAAGAGTTTTGTTCTGGAATAAATTCGCTGCCACCAACATTTCTGACCAGGTTATATACTGCGCCTTTCATGTACTCTGCCAATTCATAACGGTTACACCTATTAATGATGTCAGTATGCCATGTTGCCGCTTGGTCTATTAATGCATCAATAGCTAACTTGTAAATGCTTTTCGGCTCTAATTTATAGGCTTCAATTAACGCCCATAATGTATTCCACTGAGTACGAACATGGTATCCCCAACCAACAGGATTCCAACTACCCGCAAAATCCCAAACAAATCCGTTCGGCATATACTTAAATGGACTTTCATAATATGTACCTTCTTGTAGATTGTTAGCTAAAAAGTCAGCAGTCATTAAAGCCCTATTTTTAACAATGTTATCTCCTGTTAGAAGATATATTTTCCTTAATGCAACAATGCCCCAACAAGTTGACGGCAAATCAATGGTAGGATCTTCAATTCGAGTTGTCGTAGGGTTTATGTTGTTAAACACTCCACCGATAGGCGCATTGTAATATCCTGATGATGTATACAAATTATAATTTTGGTTTGTTACAACAATGCCGCCATTTAATAACTGTCTAGCAATATATTTGATTTTCTTTTTATTTAATTCTTCCGGTGTCAATTCCACGCTTTCTGCTATTTTCCCCATAATAAGCGCATAGCTCTGAGTAACCGCTACTAGCACACGATCATTTGCCGTAGGTATGTAACTTTCCAAATACGGATAACTTTCCGTACTTAAAGTCTCTTCACCATCAAATTTAATTTTTGGATTCCCGTACACATGCATAGGATCAATGGTTCCTGTCAAATAACTCGATGATAATTGCTGATTTACATAGTCCATAGACGCAAATTCGATATTTCCATCGTTACCGCCAATATACAATGAACCACTGTCTACTGTTAAGGCAGGTTCACCTACATCAAGTAGAGGTAAATCAGTTTGTATTCCACGCTTAAATTTAATTTTTCTCCTTCTCCCCATGATCGTTCTCCTTTCTTATCATATTTTATGGATTGGAAATCGCATCATACAGGATGGTTTTCTATAATGGTAGGTTTTGCAGAATCAATTGCATGGCTAACAGTAATTACGGTACCTTCCCCAAAACTACGCAAAGATGTATCTGACTGACCGTTTGTTGTAATTGTCACAGAAACATTATTGACAATTGGTGTACTTCTTTCATAAACCATTGTTATAGGATGATTATTGAGCCACGTTTTTAATGCCGCAGCCGTTGTAAGTCCATTGGTAATTGCATAGTCCTTATCGAAAGAAATATATAAAACGCCTGATGTATGAACCGCTACTTGATATCTGTTTGGTAGTGTCCCATTAATCGCATCGACGGTTTGAAAACTGAATAGATCGTTGTAATCTGTATGATTAGACCCTACTAAGGTAGAAACCTCTGGGTTAGCCGCGCTCCAACCTGATACAGATGCGCGATAACAATTCGTTTGAAATAACACAGGACTGGTCCAGTTAAGAGAGCCATCCAGAATTTTTTTACCAGTCCGTTGAATTTCTTGATAATTCGAATCAAATTCAATGCTTTGAGAATTTTCTTTGTACTCTTTTATCGCATTCGTTAACGAGTTATAAAATTCATCAATTGTTTCTGTGATAATTCCTGTTGAAACTAAATAGTCTATTACTTGTACAAAATCACTGTACACAAAGTTCATTCCGTCTGTTGTGGAAGAACCATTTTCACCGGCAGTATTTACAATTCGATGAAACATCATAATGCATACTTTTCCTTGCGCAATGGCATTATCAATTTGTGTTTTAACTGCCGCAAAATTAGGGCTTCCTCCACCAAGACCGCACGTAATTGGCGCAATTAATCGAAGGTCATCTGCTAGTGAAAAATTATTGTTTAGTTGATTCCCTGTTTTCCTAGCTGTTTTCAAACCTAAATCACGACACGCTTGAAGCACGTCATCATTATAAGCACCGTTTGGAAATGCGATGTGTCTCAATCCGTCTGCAAAACCATTGGCTCTTAACCAGTTGTTACAAACACCAATTTCATTAAGCGCATCTACATAACTGTAACTTCCCATATTCGGGTGAGTCGTCGTGTGGTTTCCCATACACCAACCTGCTGAAAAAAACATTGTTTGTAGCTGAAGTAACGTCATATATCCGGCAGTTTCTAAAAAAGGAGGAACGATATAGCACGTTCCTTTTATCCCTTTTGATTTCATGTATGGATACGCTAGGGCGTAAACGCTTGACCATCCATCATCAAATGTAAGTATGGCTCTAGGTGCCATATTGAAACTAGTTAAATCTTGATACCCTCCACCGACTATACTGTCAAAGACTCCTTTTGTGCTTCTTCCTTCTCCACTTGACCAATTTAAAGTCATTTGACTTGTGTTTGCATCATCTGCACTTTCAGATGTAATTGTAATGTTCTTAGTTAATTTCTTTTCCACCTCATCCATATTCCCTCGAATACCTACATTTAATTTCCCTATTTTAGCGTCAGGACCTAATGTGATAGTATTTTCTTGTGTTGTAATAAACGGTGAGTATATCGTTTTTGGTATTCCATTTTCTATTAAATCATCCACTAAAATAGTAAGATCATTCACTATACTAGAAGTTTCTGTTAATAGTTGATCCATATTTTCAATGTCTGTTTTTGCACTTTGAAGATCCGTTTTGGCGTTATTGAGACTTGTCTTAGTGGTTTGAAGATCAGATTTTGTGTTAGCAAGATCAGTTTTAGTGTTGGATAGATCGGTTTTAGCGGCTTGGAGGTCGGCCTTTGTAGTATTAATTTCTGTATTTAATAAACCGGAGGCCGTTGAAATCTTATCCTCTATATCAGACTTGTTTATAAATTCAACATTGCCAATATTGGCTCCTATAAAAAGGGTCTGTTTGTCTGTCGTTAAAGCAGGTTCACCCTCATTCAGTAGTGGAAGGTTAGCTTTTAGTCCTCGTTTGATTTTAATTCTTTTTACCATCAGAAAGTACCTCCGTCTACCTCATCCGCTTCTGTTGTGTCATCTGTAAATGTTCCACCGTCAATATCTTCTGTTAATTCAGCATCCGTTTCGTCGATAATCCGAACCCAATGAGCATTCGTTATTCCATTCTTCAAGACATAACTTTGCGGACCATTTACTGCATCTGTCTTAACATAAGTGGTCATCCCTTCATATCGAACATCTGAAGGGATAGCATTTCTTTCCGTGATATTTTCCGCGGTATTTCGAGAATCCAATGGAAGTGGAGAGTTTAGATCAAAGCTACTGGATAAATTAATGCCTGTCACACGTTGTTCCCCCTTTTAAAGCGTTACTCATTATTGCTAAGTACGCGTATCGGTGCTAATTGCCTTGCCGGTGACTTGGCGGCAAGGAAGTAAATCCATACCTCAAAATGATGAAAGGCAATTCCTCCATAGCCTTCCGAAGAGGTGTAATAGTCATCTATTTCAGAAGTGGCTTGCTCAAGCACATCATACCCGTCTGCCAAAATTTCATCATAATAGGAAATGGAAAGCGGTTCTTCCGGCCGCGTTTCCATACCGATCACCAGTTTCTTTTTTATCGTTTGTTGTTCAGCATAAGCTAACTCTGAAACATTTAACGGAAATGTTTCAGCGGGACTGTCTCGATAAGCCATCGTAGCGTAGTAATCATAAATGTCCATGATGATCTCACTCATCGGTTGTGTCCCAAATTCGGGCGGCGTTGGTGCTGTTTCGGTATCATCTAACCAAAACGCAAATGCTCCACCTAACGTTAAATTTTTGCTGTGGCAATTATCCCGCCATGCGATTGAATTATTGATCCAATCTCGCATCAGTTGTACTCTCTCGATGTTCCATAGATCCGGATAGTCTGCTAATTGTCCACGCATTCCGTGAGGTTCTACATCAAAGTGTATGCCTGTAAAACGTTCCTCCGGTGCAGATGATATATTGTATTGATGTACAGCTTCAATCACATCAGTGCCAGCATATCGAAAAATATTTCTTGCCCAGTTTGGATCTCCATGCAAAGCTTCCACGGTGATCCCCTTACTGGTCGCTTTTCGGATGAAGGCGCGGTATTCATCATCGGTTGCTTTTTGAATGTAAAATTTATACCCGATGTAAATAGTGGTGATCTTATAGCGGCGGCATGTGCCAATCACAAAATCAGGCTCTTTCACAAAATATGTATTCCATACCCAAATCGCCTTGTGTTTGTTGTTTTTGACTGGAATCGGCAGATCGTCTGGAAATGGCAATACACGAACGGGCGCTGTCACAAAGCATCCCCCTCTATATAATTGGTGTTTTGTACATGAACATGGACACAAAACCCGTTGTTGGTGCGATGACTGAATTTAAGTTGATGGCGATAGGATCGACAATCACTGTTTTCAAAAAAGGAAAATCGTCCGGCTGAATCAACACATTGATGGTGTTTGCAGGGATGGTGAGTATTACTTCGCTTCCGTCCGCTTCGTGAAATGGACCAATATCTTGCATGTAAAAAGTCAGTGTAATCGGCTGATCGTGTGTATTATCGACCACCAATGCTTCTATCCGAAATTCAGACCACAATTGAGAAGTCGCCGCCCAAATGCCCCCGATCTCTGCCCCTTTGTACATAAAAACAATTTCTTTTGTCGCTTTGATGTTGGAAAACTGCAAATCCACAGGCATGACAATATCTGATCCTTGAATTCGAACAGGCAGGAATTTATTGACAATCTGTGTAATATTAAACGCCATCTTTTACCCCCCTGCCGGACTGACCGTATTGTCTACGGACACAAAACTGCCGCTTGTATAATTTAAGGTACTGGTGACCGTTTCGCCATCATAGGTTTCTGCGACCGTTGCGACCAAATCATCCACGTCATATGTCAAGGTGAAGGAGCGGATGACCGTCTCCCCGATCTTTTCCTCTACGCTGACGAGCTGCCCGTTTTCATCGTAGGTCGGAACAAATGAATGATCGTTAAAGCCGCGCAGAACATCCATTTGTTGAGGTGTTGGAACAGATCGCCAATGAATATTTGCAGTGCCGCCCACAAGCTGATATTCCTTTTGTTCTTCTTTTACGTAGCAAGTTAAGCCTTCATATCGTTTCCCGTTTGCCATCCCGTCTCTTGCCATGATGTCGTCCACGATGGTCCGAGAATCGAGCGGAAGCGGGGAATTAAGATCGAATCCACTCGCTAAAGTAATGCCTGCCATGATTGATCCTCCTTAAAACTTGAATGTATTCGTAAAATTGGTTTGAGTAGTCGTGGTATTGAGTGTGTACACGTTATAAGGGATCGTCACTTCGTCCAATCCGGTGATATTTACCACCGTCAAATTGTAAGAAGCGATGGTTTCAAAGTTATTTTGGTCCAGTATGGATGTTAAAGCGCCATAACTTTGAGGGTAAGCAATGACAAAGCGGCTACTGGATGCTGTGAAGGAATGAGCCGTATTGCTTTTGGTTTTCACCAGTTTGGTCAAGGCTTTAATTTGCGCTTCTGTCGGAGCGGCAGCCGCAACACTTCCTGCGTAAAACGGGTACACATAGCTGATCGTTTTGACCGCTTCCACCGCTTCTTTTTCGTCATACGCTTTTACTTTGAATGACACCGTATCGACAACGTCTGTATTTTCTGTGTACGAAAAAACGCCGCCTTCTGCGCTTGGATTCGATACGGTATTCTGCAAGGTTGCCCCGCGGTAAAATTCCACTTTTGTAATATCTAGCAGTTTTTTAGTGACAGTCCCGCTCAATATGACACTGGAAATCGGATCGCCGTATTCTTTTGCTGTCACATTTGGATTCAATGCAAGCGAGACAGTAGGAGGTATGTACATCACATCATACAATTCTGCTATCTGCTGATTGGCTTTGGTTGCCAATGCCCGCGCAACTAAATCAGCCATTACGCCACCGCCCGTCCTTTTACAGTCAGATTCCCGCCGGAAATAGAGCTGATTTCCACATACACCGATTCAAGGCCTGTGATGTCAAACGACCAAATTTCACCGATTCCGGTTGTGCTTGAAGCGAATGCTAAGGTTTCTAAATTAATGCCTTGAAGCGGTCTTTTGATCCCACTGGCAGACACCGCAAAAAAAGTAACGGTTCTTGCTGTGGCAGAGCCGTAGATTTCCACTGTGAGCGTTTTGTAAGCTCCTACCGTAAAGGGTGTACCTTCATCGGCTGAGGTTACGGCATCATGAAACGTAACTTCCTGCGTCTTGGATTGTACATTTTCTACTACAACGGAGCCTACCGATAGCTCTGCTCCCTGTATATCAACCGGAAGCCCACCTGGAATACTGATGCCTGCCAGCTGCACAGGTTGATTTTTCGTAAGCGGCTTAAATGTCCCTTGTGGAGAATCTGTTTTATCGGCTGTATCTAAATATTGCGGAATAGGCTGACCTGCCCCATCTGTTAATAATACAGCGCTTGTGTGTTGTGGCATTTCGTCACCTCAGATCCATGTTATTTAAAAAGCGTGATTATTTTCTTTGTGTCCCCTACGTTGCCGCCTAGCATTGCGTAGCCTTGTGCCTCGACCTCTGCAACCCTGTTTTGACGTCCATTTGCCTTGAATGCTTTCACTGGACGCTTTGCCATGACGCTGTAAGGTGACGCCTGTAATCCCGTATAGAGATAGTCTCCCGTAGGTGAAAAGTCCATTTGGTTTACAGAAACGCCGTATTTCAGAACAGGCGGCGGCATCAGGTAGAACTTGCCATTCGAGTACCGATAAGCGTCGACTTTGTTGTCTGAATGAATCCCAGCGACATACATATATTTTCCATCAGGCGTCCAACGTATTGTGTAAGGCGCGAAACGTGCATTGTTCTTGTCATAGGTATCCAGAGGATCAAGTACCGTGTACGTGTCCCCTGTGCGCTTGAACACGAACGGGAACGTCGAACTTCCTGCCATTGTTAAAACTGAACCATCAGGCGAGTATTGCAAGGATCTTTTATAACTGGAAGCTCCTGATGTATTCATATCCGTTAAAAACTCGACCGTGTTCCCCACCCGCTTATAAATAATCAGGTATCGAGGAGTCGATTTTGTAAAAGCCAAATGCTGGCTGTCAGGGCTCCAAGCGAGAGTCATTCCAGCATCTCCGGGAGCAGGCGCGGTCTGCTTTGTGTACGTCTCTCCTGAAATGCTATAAATATGAAGTGGCCCCGTAGAACTACTCCCAGCTAATGCAAGCATGGTTCCATCTGGTGAATAAGCGGCTTCGTATATATAGGTAGTCGGCATACCTGGGAGATCTGCAAGCAACATAAATGTGTCGTCCCCCATACGGCGATAAAGCGACTGCGTAGTGCCGCCTACAAAAAGGTGATTTCCGTCAGGGCTCCACGCCACTGTGTAGACTGTCCCCGTGTGAGGAATTGAAGCTGATGGTAATTTGTATAAATCCCCGTTTGGTTGCCGCTTGTACATGAAAAGGCGATACCCGCCAGATGCCGACGTAGAACCAAATGCGACATATACCCCATCAGGAGAGACAGCGATACACGAAATGTCCACACCCGGAGTACTCCCATGAGTCGTGAAATTATCCAGTGTACGGCGCACCTCGACGGTGTCATTCGCTGCAATCGTTTCTCCAAATTCGTATACCTCAGAGGTTTCCAGATTTATTTTCTTTGAGCCGCCGAAGATGCCGCCGTGTTCACTAATCTCAATCATTCTTACACCTCACTTATCAGAATGCCATCCGCATCATAAGACAGTGTAAAGACTTCTGTTTTCACTTCGGTCGTACCGTTTGCCGCGTAATACGTAATGGTTCTCGTTGTATATTGAGGGCTTGTTCCACCGCTCAAAACAGATTTCCGCGCGAGTGAATTGTCTGATTTGCGCCGATGTTCAACCGTCGTATAAATGCCATTTGCGTCTTTGATACTTTTCGTTGTTTTGAATGAAGTCTGTTCGATTTTCGTCACCGCTCCCGCCGGAGACTCTTTTCCATTCGCCAGATCATATGCCGTTTTCACAGCTTTCGGCGTTGCTGCTAATGTTTCGCTAGAACTCGTTGTAGAGCTGGATAACTGAACAATCCCTTTAATAGTTGTCGTGGCATCTTTCAAATTGTCTTTATGAATAGCGTCCTGTTGCAGCTCAAGCAAAGCCTGGTACGTATGGCTCATAAACCAATTCCAATAATCGGCCGGTGGTTTCTGGCGCACTTTCCAGCCTTCAGTCCTTAATGAACTTGGCGGTTCTGTACCTGCTGCAATCCATTGCGGTAACGGTTTTTCAAATCCCACGCCTACACCTCCTCTTTAAATCGGCAAATCAATTTCATTGTCAGATGAGAAAGCAATACCTAAATAGCCACCGATTTCTCCTTCTATATCCGAGAATCCTTTCGTTTCATCTTCTTCCATATCCACATCGCCGAATTCAAACGTCCCTTCCAGCACCAACTCTTCCAATTCAACGCCCGCGGACATACTGCTCCGGACCAATTTATAAAAATGATTCGGAGAAAGTGCCGTTTCATTCAGCCGTTCAATCGGAAAACTGTTAATTTTAATAGCTGCCGGCTTGGTATCGTTATGTTCCACCGTTGAAAATTGATGCGGTGAAATAAAGTAATGCTCGGGCGTATCATCCCATAGCTCGTAGATTTTCACTTCATACGGCCGCACATTTAATGCAATGGAGATCACGCGGATCAAACTGTTAATGTCCCCGTTTGATTGATTGCCCGCGCTTTTCGCTTTCAATAAGACACGGTATACTTCATCCGCCGCAATCCCTCGCGGCTGCTTCAAATCTTCCCCGATCTCATCCAGCGCGACCCCTTCTGCATTGTCAATTTCCCGCCATTCTTCAATTCGGATGTTCGTTTCTTGCAGCAGCTCCAATTCATCGGAAAAAATCTGCATCATTTTTCCAATATTGCTGTTTTTGTTTTTTTTATATCGATCCGTCAAGCGATAAAGAATGGTGTCCAGTGTAAACAGTTTAAGCAATCAAGATCACCTCAATATCAGCTGCCTTTGTACGAGCGACCTGAAGCGGCAAAATGTCTATGTTAGACGCCGTATAGGTGAGGTCATCCGTGGAAACAGTCAACTGAAGATCACTGACACCAGGAACCTTCGCGATTTGATGACTTAATCGCCACAGAACCACATCAATTCCCATGCTCAAACCAGGATAGAGGGTTTGATCCGCGTCCTCTCCACCAATATAGGATACAAGCAAGGTCCGGACCTGATTTGCACCATTTGATGCAAAAGCGCTATTTGTCGTTAACGTCGCCTTAATCGAAACATTCACCACTTCAGCGCGGGTAAAACCTACCTTTTTTGGCCAGCCGCCATCGTCTAACACTGTTTTTTCAATTGCTCCATAAGGCTGAATCCCCCCAGCTTTATTCCGAAAGATCGTTTCCGCAATTTCTTGATCATTTCCACCGAGCACATAGGTTTCAAATGAGTGCGGCGGCCGGCCGTCTGCATCCGCGACGTTTTTTTCATTTTCGACGATGTTGACCGCCTGAATTCCCGGTAGTTCAAGGAGCTTAGAGCGCATACCTGGGATGGTTGTAGCTCCTTCCACTTGCTTGAAATAACGCGCGCGAAGTGCCTCGTCCTTTTCTACATCCTGTCCGCCTTCTGCTGGCTGCAGGTTGTTCACGCTCGTTACACCGCTTAGTGGCTCGACCTGGACGGTGATGGTATTTTCTCCGACTCTTGTATAAGCGCCTTTTTCGACGGATACAGCTTGCCCTGCTCCGTTTCCTGTTTCATCCAACGTGACATCTTCAATCAAATAGAAATAGATGTCTGTTTCCGTGGAAAATTGTCTTTGTTCAGGGATGACAAAGCCAGGCGTACCCGTGAAGGTGAGCAAAACCATCGACTCAGATGCTAATTCCCTAGTGATGCCGCGATTTTTCACGCGCCGATCTAAACTCACTCCATCTGCTTTGCTTACAGATCCGGCGTTGTATACCTGTTCGGATAATTCCCACACGACAGATAAAAAATAAGCGAACAAACGAATGATGATACCAAGCGGGCTCCGTGGGCTGATGTTGATATTTTCCCCGTATAATTCCCGTGATTTAATCCCCATATCATCAATTAATTCCGCATATGTTTTTCGTTTGAAACCATTTTTATCCAGCATTGACCGGCACCTCCCTTAACACTATTTTTGTGCCGTCCTCTTTTTCTAACGCAAGAGAAACCGAGCGGTTCCGCTTTCCTTTATCATCGATGATTCGAACATCTGTCACCGACTGAATTCTATTTTCCTGTGAAATGGCTTCAATGATGTCATCCCGCGCTTCGGCTTGATCAGCCCGTTTCCCAAGTAGATGATCATACGAAATCCCATGTTCTGCTTCCAAAAAAAACTCACCTTTCCGCGTTTGCAAAACATCCTCGACGGATTGAGCAAGTTCTTCATCACCCTCAACAAAAATCCATTCATTGTTTTCAAAAACTAAATCTCCATCAACTAACTTTGGCGCCCTCATGATGGAAACACCCCTATAATGACCCCATCTATGACACGGTGACGGCCTGAAAACTCTGGCACAAACGATTTGTTTCCGTTCATATGATCGAGCGGTCTGTCCGCAAAGGACACATAGACCACATCACCCTCTGACACAAGACCGACGTGCTTTAATATGGGAACGGCTTGAATAAAATGTCCATCATCCTCTTCTGTTTTGTACAGCGTTTGCACGTCTGCGCTCGTTGTGCCGTAGACACTCACGACGCGTGCAGGTGCAGCCACATGTATTTGTGCACCAATTTCTTCCGCATACCGCACAAAAAAATTCGTATCTTCTGCCATCAGATCACCTCCACTTCTGTGATAAACTCCGAGCCATTCCCGACATGTTTCCCTTTTCGCGCTCGATATTGCCCGTTTGATGTCCGACTTTTAAACTCGACCAATACGCCTGGTGTGATTTTATGCTGCAATAGGCTTTTGGCTCGATACCCTTTCCCGCTATCGTCCGCGAAATATTCAGGTGAACCAATCAAACCGGTATCTTCAGAAAGAAAACAGATTTCAGAGGTTGCTTCCTTCAATGAGCGGATGACTAGGTTTCCTCGTTTCCAGAACACGGACGCGCCGCAATCTTTCGCTACTGTGATCAAATGGTTCATTAACTTACCGGAAACGATATAGCCTTTTGGATAGGGTTTGTTGTCAGGGAGCTTCAATTCAGTCAAGCGCAATCCGAGCAAATCCACCAATTTCTTGATGATGACCTCTCCGAGCACCCCTTTTTTGAATGTGATGTTTTTTTCAGCCGTCTTTGCAGAGACATCCATCCCGTCAATGATTTTCAGCTCCGTGATTCGGTCCGCACCTTCTCGATACGTGCGAATAGAGGTTAATTTCCCACGGGATAACACCCCATAATTTCCCACATACCCAGCCTGCACGGATACGCTCATGCCTTTTCCTAACCGGCCGACAGATAACTTCGTTAGGTTATAAATATTGACCGTGATTTCATTAGGCGCCGTATCACTATCAAAAGGCACTTCAAACGTAATGTGAAAATCATTTCCGTTAAATGTGGTGCTCCAGTTAGCTCCTTCGATGTCGATAATCGTGACCCGTTTAAAAATGTATTTAGGATTCGTCAATCACATCAACCTCCGAATCTATGGTCAAAAACGTTGTCACCATTAAATTACCAAAGGTGATGCGCCCTTCTTTCCCTGATGTATCGATTGGCAGAAGCGCCGGTGCAGGCAATCGTGCATCCGGTTGATCTTGCCACAAATATTGCCCGAGAATCATTTTTTCACCAAGCGCAATCGGATTCCGGGCCGCATCGTATAAATCGACCGTAAAGAAATCAAAGGATTCGTTATAATTAATTCCTAGAACAAATTGTTCCCCGGCCAACTGAATCTCAAATTCTTCAGGCAAATAATCCTTTTCGATCGGGATATAAATCATCTGTCAGTTCCCTCCTGTTGTTGATCCGGAGCTTGCACCCTGACCGATGCCATTTGTTGTTGAATACGCATTCGATCCCTGCCCGATGGTGCCGACGCGTAACTTTACACCAACCGGGATTTTCGTTGGCGGGTATTTATTCCACTCTTGCAGCTGTTTCACAGTGGTGTTGTATTTCTTCGCTAAAGATGAATAGGTATCGCCCGCTTTAACAACGTGATACAGTTCTTTTGTTGCTTCAGGCTTTGTGTCAACCGGCTTTTTCTCTCCGGTGCTTTTCACTTTTTTCCACGGCGACGCTGCAAAGCGGACCGTTTGCAGCTTGATACTGATTTCAGACCCATTCGCGATGTTTGAATGCATATTCCCATCGATGGAAAGAATGATCACCTGTTTGGCAATATTCCGCCCCACATACGTGAACACCGTCCCTTTTTTCATTTCGTCTTTTAAATACTGCTTGTCCCTCACATAATTCGGGCCTAAAATATAGCCGGACAACGAAAAGTCATCCGGCTTGGTGATAATATGGTCCGTGTACGATTCACTTCGCTCAACAGGATAGGTGGTCGCTTCGATGGAGCTGGAATCCCCTTCTGATTCAATCGAAAGATTAATTGGTCCAAGTCTGGCCATCTTATACCCCCTCCGGATTAAGCAGTAATGCCTGCAATTTTTTGTAATGCGCTTCAAGCTGACTTTCCACCTGTTGTTTAATGCTTTCGCTCACATTTCCACCTGCAGGTACCGTGATGTTTATTTCCGGACTATACGTAAGGGTAATATTACGTGAGCCGGAGCTATTCGTCGGAATGTACGATTCAGCGGATGATCTATCACCAGCAGTAATGCCTACACCCATTGTGGACGCTGCTTTTGAAAGCACGCTCAATCCTCTGAATCGTCTCGCTGGACTGAGCGGGACAATCGCCTCCGGTCCAGCTTCACCGACAATCCCCATGTGCGCTCTCGTCACGATGCCGCCGTTTGCGTATTTCCGAGCACCTGTCGGCCCCCATCCACTTTTTCCGTAAGGTAAATCACGCCGCCAATTCGTATTATTAAAGAACGCCATGAGCTGATCTATTCCGGATAAAATATTCGGGTGTCCTTTTACCATGTAATTTTTAAAAGTTGACGGTATATACTGAAGCAAACCGCGGGCAGGCGTTCCATTTCTCATATTAACGTCATTAACAGCAGGGCTTTGGAAGATTCTTTGATTCCCTTTGGATTCTCGATCAATCTGTGCGATGATCCCCTGTACCTGTGCCGGCGTTACCGCTTCATTCATTCGTTGAGCTGCTTGAATGATTGCGGGCCTCCATGCAGCCGCTCCACCTGTAATATTAGGAATAGCCCCGCCGTGAGCTTGTTCAGCAGGCATTTGCACGCCTTTAAAGTCCGCATGAACATGATCGGTATGCGGATTCAGCCCTGAATACGGCCGCCATGCACCACCGAAACTCGAAATACGTCTGTTGTAAATAACATACTGAATATCTTTGACTTGTCGCATGAATTCAGCGATTGCCGACATAGTTGAATGTGATCCGCCAATATCAAAGGCGCGCCCGTATGCGTGCATACTTTTCACGCTTGAGTTCCCTACCACGCCTCTATCCGCAAATCCACCCATAAAACGTGTCGGCCCGAATCGGTCTTTCACCTGGTTATACCAGTATTCAACGTACTTCATCATCCCGCCCATACCAGCTCCGCGACCTACTGCAAAAGGTGATTTGGTGTCGCCTCCGCCTCCATATCCCATGCTTCCAAACAATGATGACGTTTTATCGCTAACAAAACTGAGCGCCTTATCTTTGATCATTTTCAAGGCACCGATCCCCACTTTACCGAATGCACCATCCATTTTCGGGAAAACAGCGCCGAGTTTATCCCACACTTTAGACATAAGTCCGGACGGATTACTGAACACTTCAAACGTATCAAACGCCAAATCACTTATTTTGCCGCCGATGTCTTTTACAGCACCCATGCCGGATTGAATGGAATCGGCCATATTTGCGAGCACGCCATCACCTTTACTGCCATTTTTGTAAGCAGGAGCGCTCATCAAAGCAGCTGTTTCTCGGTGCGGTAAAACTTCTGTTCCGCGCGGCAAATTCATAAGCGTCGCTGTCGATGGAGAAAGCCCGACCTGTCCAGATGGTGTCCGCATCAATTCAGGTCCACCGCCGTCACCGACCCACGCCATTCCTCCTGGATGGAAATTTACTCCATTCGCATATTGCGGCGGGTTCCATTTTGGAATATCTGCATCTTTGACACCGACTTTTTCAAATACCCAGTTGATTCCATCGCCCACACCGTTCACGCCGGATGCTAAACCGGATACCAATGAGTTTGCAAGATGTTTAATGCCGCCCAGTGCATGTTTGGCCATCCCTTTGATCCCTGCGCCGATTTTACCTGGCAACAGTTTTGCCGCGTCCACAATATCGGTGAATCGATTTACCACGGCTGTTTTCATATTGGTCGCCATTGTGGTCGCTTGGTTTTTCATCGTTGTGAATCCTGTACGGACACCTGCGACGATATTCCCCACAACGGATCGGATGGTGTTCCATAATGCACGGAAAATCGTTTCTCCAAACTGGCGGAGTAAGCTAAAAATTGTCCGAGCTTGTGAAAGCATACCCAAAAAGCGGTTTGTGATATGGCTCGTCATGCCATTGACAATGTTTGTGGACGTTGTGCGAAGGAAATTCCATCCGCCGATGAAAATATTTTTGATAAAATTAATGCTGCTTACAAAGCTCGTCCGAATCCCTGTCCACATGCCGACAATCACCGATTTGAATGTCAGGACAAATGCTTTCCCTGCCCCGAGTATCTTCCCAAAGAAGGTGAGCTGGATATAATTCCAGACGAACATGATGGCGCCTCTAAATATTTGTTTGACCGCTTCCCACATTCCACGGAAATCGCCCGTGAACAGAGCTGCAAAGAATTTCACAACGCCTGTGATGACCAATAAAGCGCCATTAATCACGCCTTTAATGTTCGCCCACACGGATTTGATGATGGCCAGTATAGCAGGCCATACAAATTTCATCACTTTCCAGATGACGCCTAACACCGTGCTAATGACCGTGCTGATCACCGACCACACATTTTTTCCTGCTTGGAGGATTTGCGCACCATTTTGATCCCAAAACGCGCGAAGCTGATCCAGCTTTTGTTTTCCAAACGTCACAATCGCATCCAGCGCCTGCATGATTAGCGGTTTCATAGCACCCCATATCGCAACAGCGGATGCTTTAATTTGATTCCATCCGTTAATAATGCCCTCTTTAAACTTGTCAGAGCGCGTCCAGAGTAAATAAAACGCCACACCTAGACCTAGAACAACACCCGAAACGAGAAGGACAGTTCCCATCATGGCCCCTAGACCTGTAATGAGCGGACCTATCACCAGCCAAGCAGCAGAAAATGAGGCTTGCAATCCCATGATCCAACCTATTCCGGCCGCCAAGGGAGAAAGCAGCAGCACAAATGTTGATACTAAGTATAAAAACATGCCGCCTAGTTTCGTGATCCACGGGTTAATTTCATTTAAACGTTGAACAAATTCGCCCACTTGGGTTCCGATGCTCACAATTTTGGCCGCTACTTGACCCCAAAATTCAACAAATGGTGCAGCTGCATTGGTCCATGTTCCCTTGAATTTTTCCCAAGCAAGACCGAGAGGTGTCAATGTGTCTTGTAAATCTTTTATTTGTTTATCCGTTTCTTTCTTCAATCCAGCGAGTTCAGATGTAGCTTGTTTTGTGATGAGTTTATAACGCTGGTGGAACAATTTAACGTAATTATCGAGTTCCGGCTGTGACATTTGTGTCATCGCCTGAATTTCAGATGCAGCAGATGGGCCCATTTTTTGGAGTTCTTCCATCATGGCATCGCCCACACCACGGCCGGCCAATGTTTTTAAATTGTTTGACCAATTGCGGATAATCACCACTTGCTCTTGAAGATTTTTTGTAAGCTGGTTATGATCCACTTTAGCGGTTGCGACATCTTTAAAAATGTCCGCAAATAACTTAATTTCACTTACGCGGTCCGCAAACGCATCTTTATAAATTTTTGTTACCAGGTCTTGCTCTGCTCTGACCTCTGCGGGATCAGGACCGAGAGCCGCGTTCGCTACAACAGCCGTGAATGCAACCCAAGCAGCCGCCGCGAACATGATAACCATCTGTTGTCGCATAACACCCTGATTAATGAGCGCGATTTGATCCACCAAATCCTTCATGCTGGCATTTGGACCGAGCATTCGAAGGGCCATATTTGCCGCATTCGCTTCACGGGCCATGCGTTCCATTCCGCTTGTGATACTCAAAAACGGTTTGTTTACACTAAGCATCGCATTACCCATACGATCATAATTCTTGATGATTTTATCGCTTTGCCCGCTCATGGCGCTCATCGTGGCGATCTGCTGGATAAATCCTTGTCGCAAGGATATATTACTGTTGATCATTTGATCAGTAGCCTTTTTGTGCTCTTTCCCGAGCTTACGAATATCATTCATAAAGTCATTAGTCGAGCCGCTGTAATGACCCATTTGCGTACTGAGCTTAAACATATCGCCTTCAACATCCATTAACACCCGGCGATACTTATCCAAATCGTTATGATTTCGCACCAGCGATCGTTGCATATCAGTGCTCATGCTGTTCCAGCTGTCCGCCATATGCCGCGCAGAACCGCCGGTCGTTTGAGCTAACTGGCGAATCACATTACTTTGTGCGCCTAGCTGCCGATTTAACACCTGTGATTCATCAATTATTCGACTGTTTGAGCGGCTGATCGCCGTGTTTGCGCTCGTTTGCGTTCTTTGATACCCGCCAATCTGCCGCTGTAATTCTCTCAAACGACGCTGTGTTTCAGCAATTGGTGATGTATCAGCCTGTATGCCAATATCAACCAGTAAATCGCGAACGGATTCCATCCTCTCCCCCCCTCTCTTCGATTTATTTTTTATTGACTGCTTTGTTTTCCGCCTCGGTCTTTATGTCATACGCAACATTCACTTTATCCAGTTGATACCGAGAAAGCTGGTCCGCTTCTGCATAAGAAAGACCCCGCTCTAAAATAGGGCGATAGAAAAACCATTCCTCGTTTACTTCTTTTTTCAGAATTGTCTTTGTTTTACTGTTGTTTTCAAGCTCGAAGAAAGTCGCCGGCCTCTTTCATCAACTCTTCAAATCCGTCCACACCTTCGATCCCCTTAGTTTCATTGCCCTCAAAATAATCCCAGTTCACTTTTGGCGAAACAATGACATGTTTCATCAATTCTTCATAATATTTTTCCGTCGAAACCTTTCCTTCACCCATCTGAATCCGATCCTGAATGCGCGCGTTTTCTCTATGTCCTGGATGCTGCAATGTGTATTCAATGCCTTCTACTTCAACGATTTTTTGAGTACCTAATTTAGTTGCCATTTTAAAAATCTCTCCTTTTGTGTGTAAAAATAAAGAAGCAGCCCGATTGGACCGCTTCGTATTGTTATTTGGTTTCTTTCGTTTAACTGGCTGCATGATTTATCAATCGGATGTGTAATCAAAAACTTTAACTTCATATTCACGCCCGCTGGCTTCATCGCCGTATTCCTTGCCGGCTGTTTTCTTGATTCGTGCCCGTGTGCCGCCCGTCACTTCTTTCGGCGTGCCTGAATAGTTATTCCAGATTGGAAATTCAGTACGATTTTTCGCCAACGCTTCCACATAGGCCACATGAGGTGACGTTTGCGATAACGTGAACGTGATCGTGCCCAGTGGGTTATTGGATTCCGAAATGATCGGAACACCTTGTGCATCCACTTTCTCCGAGAAAAAATCTTCATCCTTTTCTGAATTGACCATTGTACCTTCTTCAAACCCCGTGATGATTCGTGAACCTAGTGTTAATACACAAAGATTTGCATCATATGCTCCCATTTATTGAATCCCCCTTTTATTGAATTACTTCGCCCACAATATTCACTTCATGAATAGCTCCCGCTAGTTCAAAAGAAAAGCCCAGGCCGTTATAAATACGCGCTCCGCGTTCTGATGCTTCCACGTCATTGCGTGAAAGAGTAGACGTTGAATAGAGCGGATTTTTTGCATCATCTTCTGCAATAATCCCTTGACGGTGGCCCAGTTTGAGCGCTGTTTTCGTTGCAGAATCCAACGTAGCAATCCCACGATGATCAAACGGCAATTTTTTGTTTTGGATGTACGTGTTTTGTACATTCTTTTCAATTTCTGTGATCACCCATGACAGGCCATGCACCACGTCAATATATTCACCGCTGACAACTTTTCCTTCGGACGTTTGCGCAATCCCCATTTTACGGACATACGCAATTGCGCCATCGTCGTGGATTGTATTGAGTTCATCAACCAGCATTTCCGTCGGCGTGATGCCTTTCAGCGTTTTAAATTTCCACGTAAGCGATCCGACCTCTTGCGACCCGAGCGCACCAACAAGAGCGGCATCGATGCCTTCATCCGGCACATGGTACAGGTTAATGGTGTATTTATACGCTTTTGCTTTCACCGTCGTGCGATCTGCCGCCAGCTTTGTACGCATGGAGAACATTTTGAACTTTTTCAACTCCATTGCATCCGCTACTTTGATTTGTTCTGCAATCACTTCATCGGATACAACTGCAAAGTACCAATCTTCATCGTAGTATTTTGCGACAGCATCGGCCGCTGTTTTTGGTGCAGGTGCAACCGCTGCTGTATCATACGTTGCAATAGCAATCACCGCCGGCGGCTGTTCCTGATTGAAAATCGCAAATGCTTTTTTATACGGAGCTGTACCCGCCGCGAAGTCAACGGCCACCGCTTCAATCGAATTGTAATTTTTAAAAGAGCTTGTCCCTGTTTTTTGCGCAAGAATCAATGGTTTACCTAAACCCGTTAAACCTGGTGGCTTTCGTAAATTAATGGTGACTTTGACATCTTTCATTGTCATTTAATTTCCCCCCTGTGTGATGTTCGCTTTTTCGATCCATTCCATAACGCGGTCAATATGATGCTCCGAGAGGATCTGCACATCAAACCCATGCCGGTAATCATAATGATCGACAATATGTGTCGTACGGTTTTCCACGTTTCCAATGTGGGCGATGGCTGTTCCTTCATCGACAAAGTAAAGAGCCCCTGCAAATTGAAACCAGCCATGAGCCAGCACCGCCAGCTCTCTCGATGAATCCTCATCGGTATGAAAAAAGCTGAAGGATATGACCATTAATGGCTGTGTGGTCAATCGCTCATATTCCGTTTCCGCTTCTGTGTACTGCGTGATGTGTCCACGGCCCCGCCCTTTGATATGCGGCGACGTGACTTTATATTGGCCGTACGGAAGCGGCGGTTGTTCGGCGCCTTGTTGGTCTGCCTTTACAATTAAAACGCCTGTATGAGCCGTCAGGACCTCAATCATGGCTTTTAAGTTATCCACCTTCATTGCCGGTCCACCTCGCTACATACATATTTACATCCGTATAGTCAGTGAAATCATCGAACTCCTGGACGGTGTATCGGTTTCCCTTGTACACAATGGTCTGTCCTAATTTCAGGGAAACCAATGTGATCAGCTTCCGATTTTTCGTTTTATGCGTACCTGCTTCTGAATAACGGATCTCATCTCCAGCGGCATTCATCGTGCCAAAAGGAAGCAAAACACCGAGTGCATAAACCGGCTGTGTAGTGGCAGGTACCCAGTCGCCGCGCTCATAATAGCCAGGCACTACTTTCGCATCTACTTGAATGAGAACGCCAAAAGATTCAATCATCGACGCAAAACTTATTTTTTCAGGCACTTTTCAGCACCACCTTTTTCAGCATCAAAAAAAGACCACTTTATTGTGATCCGGTGATGCGGTATATTCTTTTACCATGCGTTCATACTCCTGGCCGTAAACCGTAGCAGACAGGCCACTCAATCCGGTTTCACTTTTGTACGTCCGTTCGAGCACGTCCAGCTTTTCTTTCACGACTTCCTGTGGTTTCAGGGTGGCCAGGTGAATCGTCAAATAGCGGGTGAGCTTTTCTTTATACAGCTCCCCTTGATATTTTTCAATCAACTCCAACCCATCCACCTCAAGCGCTGCATCACTCATAATAAGCGTGAGCGTTGCATCAGAAACAGCAGCCAAGTGAGCGGCCGTGTTGCGTACGCTGGCAATTGTTGTATAGGGTGCGGGCATCCTTACACCTCCTTAGACACCAGGGCGCCTTTCACCTCGTCCGCGCTGACCTCCTGAACTTTCCGTTGTTTTTTCGGTTGCGCTTCGTCCACAACTTCAATTTCTTTGCTTCTGATCAGGTGTTGATTCTGCGAGTATTTGCTCGCTTGGAGAAAGGCTTCAGCATCAGCCGGGCTCAAGCGAGTTAAACCTGGAAACAGAGCGGCGCCAATATGACGAACTGCATTCCCTTTGTTTTGTACCAGCATCTTTTCACCCCCTTATTGAACTTCGTGACGGATAGAGCCGCGAAGATTACCTGTATCGACCAATGGATTAGAAGACCCTTTGCGCTCAATGGTCATGCTGCTATTCGCCGGTTCACGCAAGTCATTCAGTTTCTTTTGGATGAGTCCGGCAAATTCTGATCCAATCGCATTTAGAAAAACATCCTGATCGACGTTTCCGTCTATTACATCCGGCATCATCTGCTTGATTTTGTCGGTAATATCATCCACGTTTTCATCATAGCCGCTACGCAAATAAGAACGTTCCGGAATCACGATTTTCGTGGTTTCTTTTTTTAGCGGATAGCCCTGAGAAGCAAGATAGCCTCTCATTTTATCGGTGACGGTGATTTCTGCGCCATATTCATGCACACGGGCAATCATGACCATTTCAGCATCATCTGCACCAAAAACACCGACTTTAATTTTTTTATTATTTAAAGCGGTTAGATTTGCCGCCAGCGTATCCAGTTCATCGAGAGTTCTGATTGTTCTTCTCGGTCCAGCCATTTTTCAACACCTCTTCAAGCAGCTTTCAAGCGCTCTTTTTTCCACGTTTCAAAGGCCATATCCTGAAGTTCTTTCGCATCCACTTTTTCAATCTTTTCGACTGAATACGTGACAAAGCAACGGCAATTAATATCGTGTGCCGCTGCTCCCATTTGGCCGGGACACGGGCCGCTTGCGCCACCTTGCGTAAACAGTTGATCCACCGGAATCGGAGCCCGTTTCCCGAGTTCACTGTGATCCTCTTTCTCGTTTTCGCGGACTCGCTCATCTTGTGAATCATTCCACTTTTTCAACATCCGGACGCCGTTTTTATGAGCGTGAATGGTGCTGTCGTGTCGTGAACTCTCCTGCACTCGATGCCCTTCAGTACGAACAATCCGCATCGTTTTCACTGCATCATTTTCGAGCGAGCCTTTCAAGCGGCGGGCCATCGTGCGATACGTTTCCCCTTTGACTAGCCCTTGCGTGACTTCTTGTTGAATGGTGTAAATAATATCAAGCCGCTTCTTTTCTAACCGATCATTTAACGTTAATCCACTGATTGGATTTTCAATCATAGCGGTGATGGTTTCAGCTGCTACAACGGAATAACCCAAGCGGCTCAATGTTTCCGTTTCAACTGCCCAAGCGGTTAAATAGTACCCGTCTAAATAACTTTCACCCAAGACGCCATAAATGATCTTTTTCAGGTCTTTGAAGTGCGGACCGATCAAATGGTTTACCTGGCTCATAAACTTATTCAGGCGGTCATATTTGGCCATTTCAGCATAGGTGAGCTTCCCGCCCACTTCATAGGATTCATAGACCGTCGCCAGCTCTCGCCGGATGTCATTCAAAAGAACAGCATACCGTGAAGCGGTATCTCGCTCCCCTTTTTTTACCCGAGCTGCAATCAGTTTTCGGATCTGATCCGCCGATTTGTTAAGATTGCTCATTCATATCACTCTTTTGGTCAACCTCTTCCTTTTGAACAGACGGCTTTTTTGTTTTCTCGTAGTAATCCTCTTTCAACAAACGCTCACCGTGTTCATCCGAAACGTCCCACACATGGCCGGTTCCCGTGTTTTTAACCCACATAGTATCACCTCCATATAAAAAAGAGGGTGTTTAAACCCTCAAATTACGCGCGTTTCGCACTTAAAACGGCCAATGCTTCAGGGCGAACAACTTTCGCGCCGTAAAGATGAAGACCTTTCATCGCATCTCCAAAACGTTTCTCAGGGCGATACGCTTCCACACTCGCTGCTTGGTCAGCATATGACCATGCGCTATTGTGTCCAGCAATAATCTTCGAGTTTAACGTCGCGCCCGCGCCGCCTGTTGGAGTATTGTTTGATTTCAATACAACAAAACCAGCAGCACCGCCAATCACACCATTGCGCAAGCGGTCCTCAGCAGGAAGCGAACCAGTTTTCACAAAACGATCATCTTTCAACATTAAGCCTTCAAACCACGGCGGAACGACAACGAAACGGCCATCTTCCGGCGTGTCTGTTTCATCTAATTTCACGGAAAGATCCACTAGGTACTCGTACGCATCCGCTTTTGTTGGCGTAACCGGCGTTGTGTCGTTACCAATTGTACTAAGAGCATCAACGTAATGAGAAGCGACGAATTGATCTGCTGTATTGCGCAGTGCATAAGCGGCTTCTTTCATCGCAGCATCCATCAATTTCGGGTTTTGCTGAATTTTATCCACATCATCAATCTGAAAGTTGAAGAACTTAGATTGAGTGATTTGAAGGTTGCGTGTCGCATCCGCTAATGTTTCCGGATCTGTCATGTTGGTATTTTTCGTGTAATCTCCAACAGCTACACGTCCGATGTTATTGATTTTTACTGTGTCACCATGTGATTGAATTTCACCCTCATAATCACGGTTGATGATACCTGCTTGACCATACACCAATGTTTTTTGAAGGTTTACAAGTAAACGAGCGCTCCATATTTGTGGAATAAAGTTATTAGTTGCCATGTGTTGTTTCCTCCTATTGTTGACTCAAGAATTTTTGAATCTCATCCCAACGCGAGTTAATTTCATCGTTGGACATAGCTGCAATTGATTCTTTTGTGAGCGGCGCACCAGGCGCGGCCGGTGGTTGCGGATCGCGGCCGCCGTCTTTAAACTTCACGTCTACTGCTTGTTGAACAGCGGCAGTAAAGACTGATTCAAACGTTTCGAGATTCGCTTTCGTGCTTTCCTCATCTTGACCGATAAAGAAATCCACCAGTTTCACCGGCAATTGCTTTTCAGTCGCCGTGGACAATGCAGCATTACGTAATTTTTCACGCTTTGTCGCCGCTTCTGATTGTTCAAATTGCTGTTTCAGTTCGCGCAGCTGCTTTTCTGTTTCGCTTTCGGCCGGAAAACGCTTGGCGATTTCATCCTCTAGCTTTTTAGGCAGCGTCTTTGATTCATACGTTTGAATTGCATCCGTGACACGCTTATCTGTAAGCGATTGGAGCCACCCTTTTGCCTTTTCATCCTCGCTCACGAACTTTTGCACCGCTTCAAGTGACATTGCTGTACCTTGAGGCTGTGGTGTCGGTTCAGGTGGAGTCGGTGGAGCTGGCGGGTTTGGTTCTCCGCCTCCTGCTGGCGGCTCTGGATCGCCCGCGAATGTTTGCAAATCCCCCACACGTAAAAATGGCGCATTGATCTTTTTATAAAACGGTACATTTGATTTCATAATTTCCTCCTGCCCTTGTACAGTTGCAAAATTGTAAAAGCCCCTGCCAAGTTCATTGTTTTTTACAGCTTTTTGATTGTCATCAGTAAATTTGGACAAGAAAAAAAGCCCTCTTTTATGAGTGCTTACAGATGAACGCTCTGCGCTTTGCATCCGTCACGTTCACAAGTTGATTCAAAGCGGCATGGGTGCCTTTTATAATCCCAGTGGTGAAAGTCATGAAAACTAAGAAAGCATAGGATCTTGCCGATCAGGCACTTCATCCGTTTCATCGCCGACCACCTCACTCATTCATCATCATCCAGGTTGTCAAGATCCACTAGACCTTCTTTTTCTTCCTGCATGAGCCGCTTCTCATAATCAACATCCTCGATATAAGGGATTTGCGCCATTAATGTCCGGTCGCTGTGAATGCCTTTCAGCTTCCCGGCAAATTCCCCGATGTACAGCAGATCAATCGGCAAATTGCGTTTGAAATCCCAAAAAATATCGAGATAATCCAAGCTCATTGTTTTATTCCACGCTGTACAGAGCACCCGGTATTGTTCGCGGAGCCCTTTTCCGAACTTACGTGATTTTGTTCCCGCTTTGTTCTCTAAGTCGATGAGTTTCCATTTACGACTCTCACCGGATTGATTGGCGCCACTGAAGTTTTCGTCTGCCATATCCACGCTCGCAGAAAACTTATGAATGTTTTCCTTCAGTGTCTTTTTATTATTTTCGACAAACGTGTCATTAATGTCTTTCGTGATAAAGAAAGCCTTGCCGTCCTCACCCAAGCCGATGCCGCCAGATTGCTTCATGGCTTTGATCACGTCTTTATCAATCTCCACGCCCGAAAAACCCATATATGCATTGGCGAACGTTTCCACTTCATTCACGCCATCACTGGTGATTTTGTCATACGCATCAATGAGCGGCTCCACCTTTTCAAAGTCGCCTTTTTCCTCATCGTTGTTTTGAAACAGAACCATCGGCACATCATCAAACAAGTGAGCAAAGGAACCCTCTGCATCCGCCACATATTCTCCATCGTTATTTTCAATAAAGAACGTGACATTTTTGCTGTCGTACCATTCCACGCGCGTTTTTCCCTCGTCTTTTGCATTTTTTACTTTGTAATAACGGATACTGTGCGTGATATTCCCCTTATGTTCAATAAAGATTGACTCCCACGGAAAAAGATTCATCACACGGGCATCACCGCCGCTTTTCGCGATATATAAAAGCCGGGCCGCATACCCGCACGTTCCGAGCACTTTCCCGAGCTCGCTGTCTAAGTCATCAATGCCGTTCAAAATGTGGAAGTGACTCAATTGCGCTGCATATTTGGTATAGTCGGCTTCCGAATAATTCAGCTTGTCAATTTGATAGGCCACCGGCTTCCCGAATAAGTACCCGACAACCTGGTTCACAATGTATCCCCGGAAATCATTCGGGATTTTATTATTCGGTTTGTCTGGATCAGCAATCGTTCTACTTTGAATCGGAATACTATCCCCGTCGTACCGGCTATACAAACCGAGCATTTTGTTTTTATGCGGCTCATGCCATTTCAATATTTCTTTAATGAGGTTGCTTGATGGTGCACTGACCTCTTTTTGTATCGTTGAACGCCTCATCCTTTTCACCTCACTTTATTAATACAGCGAAGGAACAGCCTTCGCTTTGTTTTTGTTGAATAGGACCGTATTGACAAAATATCGATCCGCGTCCAACTGATGATCATTTTGTTTAACTGGTATATCCTCGCCCCGGTTTGCTGCCTTTTCATCCCATACGTAAGAAGCAAATTCCCGGAATGTCTCTTTGCAACTATCGTTATACAAAACGAGTCCTTTTTTCAGCGCGGTCCCCAAGTTCCGAATCCCATCGAGCACTTCGTTTTTCGCTTTAATCACCTGGAATCGCTCCTTTTTCAGTAACGCGATGAAAGAAGCGGCGGATGGATCGACGATAATTCCCTTCAATCCGCTCACTCCTTCTACAAACAGTTGCAGTGCTTCCAGATATTCTTGATCTGTCTTTTGTTTCTTTTCTGCCCGGCCATCATAGTGATATTCCTTTGTTTTGTACCAAACGCCATCACAAAGACCCCACAAACCAAAGGTTGTCGGGTTCTGTGTGCCGTAATCGCACGAAACATAATACTGTGTATACGTTCGAGCGCTGGTTTTAACGGTGTGCAGGGCCTTATCAAACATATCATAGATGATGCCCTCTGCCAGAACCCACAAACCGAGCACAAAACGCTGAAAAAATACGCCACTGTACGCCCGTCGATACCTTTCTTTGACCTTCTCTGACAAAGAAAGGTTATCATCCATTGTGAAATGAAGGTGCAGCATCCTTTTCTGTTTCAATTTGTCCAGGAAATTCACCTTAAACCAGTGATAAGGGCCGGCCGGATTGCAGTTAAACCACATCTTTGCTCCGTCAACTGAACACCGAGCGGTGGCCTGATTGACAAATGATTCAGGCATAAGCGCCACTTCATCAAAGAACATTCCAGCCAATGTGATACCCTGGATAAGATTCTGTGACGACTCATCTTTCCCGCCGTACACATAGAAATAGTTCATTTTCCCTTTAAAACGGACAGTCAAAAAATTATCTGCTCGATGGTCTTTTACTCTGTACCCACGCGACCGGAGCATCCGTTTGAGCGGCGTCAAAACGTTCCGCCGTAAAGCTCCGATGGTTTTCCCTGCCATGCCAAGATTTTCTTCGTTGAATGTTTCCATCGCCCACATGACGTACGATAGCGACATCACAACCGTTTTCCCCGCCCGAACAGATCCGTCACAAATGATCCCATCTTGCTCTTTTACAGGGGAATCCTTTCGCCACCAGGTTAATACCTGCAATTGCTTCGTTGAAAATGGTTTAAATTTAAAAGGAGCGGGCTTTTTCTTTTTCGGCACCTGATCCAAAACCGATATGTGTTTAATCGACTTCGCTTGAATCATGACCATCACCCCATACCTCATTTGTTTTGCCGTCTAATGCTTCATTGAATCCGTCATCCTCATAGTCGTCCGCATCGTCCTCTTTTGCGGCAAGCTGTGCAATTTTTAGTTTCTCTTCCTCAATGCGGCGCTTGAATGAGTCTGGGAACAGATCGAAATAACGATCCAGCTTATCCAGTGCCCATTTCTTATCAATGAGTTTTACACTGACACCATCCTTGCCCTGCTTTACTTCACTAACAATCGTACCGTCTATTTCATCGCTGTTTTTGAAAAACATCTCGTTATAGGATTCAATTTTCGGTACCATTTCAACGACTCGTTTCCCATCCTTGCTCATCACCGCTTCCATCCGGCCTGTATGAACGTCTTTCCTCTGGAACGTCACGTAATCCGTAATATCAGCAAAGGCGATCTTGACGTAGTAATCCATCACGTCTTTTGCACTTATAAATAGGTCTTCTTGAAGGTCTGCTTTTAATTCGCGGATATAGGCTGCAACCTTAGCATTTCTTAGCAACCTACTCCCTTCAACATGAGCAGATTTTTTGGCGTATCCTGCTTTTATGGCCGCCATCGTCGCATTGAAGCTTTTAACGTAATGCATACAAAAAAGCCTTCGCTGGTCAGTGATTTCGCCACTTTCAGCAGAAGGCTCATTCTTTTTTGTTCGGCGCTTTTTGGATTGTGTATCCCTCTCTTTTGGTGTTGCAACGTTTTTTCGTTGCGTTGCATTTCCGTTGCGTTGCGTTTCATCCCACTTTTCACGATTCTTCCTACTCCGCACAGTTGCATCTTTTACACCATACTTTTCAGCAAGTTCTTTCAGCGTTATGCCGCCCGCTTCATATTCTTTTCGTATTGCATTCCAATCGACCATATCACATCACCTTCATTCCCCCTCGTCTTTCGTTTCACATCGTATCAACCCCTTACGCTATTTGCTTTGTTTATTTTAGACATAAAAAAAAAGCACCCTAATTTACAAGAAAACTCGGCTAACGCATTTATCAGCCGAGTTCAGTGTCTCATTAACGGTAATCATAAAATTTCGGTGAAAATGTATCACTCGTGAAGTTGTAACGGTATTTTACGTAATATTCCAATGTACCATCTGTATCATCGCCATCTGAATTAGTGACTTGGTACGTAGGAACGGTGTTATAAGCCGCTTGCGTAGGATAAAAGCTTTTAGATGTTATTAGATCATCAGTACCACCAGCATCATACTCCCATAATTCCTGCGTTAATTTTGCATCACCAATACCAATTTTACTGTAAACAAAGAAGCTAGGCGCTCCTCCCCATTTATAAGAAGAACCAGTCGAATAACGGACCGCTCCATTTTCCCAAGGACTAGGTCCAGATTCTTGTGGATTAACATAATCTGTTCCTAAGTTTACCCATGAAGCCGCTGACGCTTCTGTTGATCCTACCGACCCTAATCCTGCGATTGCCGCACCTGCGATTGCTGTTGCGAGTACGGCTTTACGAGCTTTCTTAAACATGTTTTTCATTTGATTTTTCTCCTTTATGATCGTTTTTTTTCACAAAAAAACTCGACCAACAAATGACCGAATAGTCGTTTGTTGAATCGAGTTTCGTATTACATGATAAGTGAGTGATTAACGGTAATCGTAAAACTTCACTGGAAATTCACCTGACGCAAAATTGTATCTGTATTTTACGTAATATTCCAATGTACCATCTGTATCATCATTGCTAGATTTGGCGACAGTGTAGACAGGCTTGTCATACCAGTTTCATGTTTTAGTACGAGTCGTAATTAAATCATCACCGTCGCCTCCTGTCTTCAATTTCACATCATATCAACTCTTCAATTTCACATCATATCAACCCCTTATGCTAGTTGCTTTGTTTATTTTGAGCAAAGAAAAAGCACCCCGCAGGATGCTAACATCTAAAGTTCATCATATTCATTTAATTCAGCCTGTAACCCATCAATTGATTTTTGATAACTTTTTTTCAACTTGTCATGGTGATTCAACACCATCAAAAGCCCTTCCATAATTAAAGGAAATTCAACTTCCTGTAATAAATTACGGTATGAAAGATTTTTAATTTCATCATTATATAAATTCACACTAACTGGAGCCTTTTTGTCGATATCAAACACATACAATACATGTTCCTTTTCATCATATTTCAATACTGGCCCTCTTGAGCTTTGATATGTTGTCTCTGGACCATTAAAATAATAATTTCTATTTTTGATCTTTTCCATAACTGGATAGAGCGCAAGAGCAGTTTCATAAATTTTTCTCTCTTGCTGTCCAATTAGATCTTCTAATTTTGAATGATAGGTATCAACTACCACATATTCCTCATCAATTAGATCCATAACTTCTTGTATTCGTTCGCTTAATTTACTCATACCTTCACTCCTTTTCCCTGTACTTATCTAAATATTTCTCTGAAATGTGATAAAATCCTGCCTATCATTCGACACATTACGTGATATGCTTATCAGGTGACTTCAAAGGAGTGTGCAGCATGGAAGAAAAACTAGAGTATGATTTAAGCATTACATACAACATTAATGAATATCCGGATATAAAAAGCGGTCGATGTGATAATTGCGACAACGCCCAGTTTAAGAGTTCAATCAAAAATGCCGTCTTCTTACGTGAGTGCCGTAAATGTGGCATGAAGAAGATTATTTAACCCTGTCATCTGATAGGGTTTTTGTTTTGTTCTCTCATATATACGCATCCTTACGACAAAAAATTGTTTTCCATTCCTCCTCTATTTTTTTATCAATAATAACTAAAATACCTATCGACACGTATTATTATACGTGTTATAATAAGTGTATAGAAAGGAGATGGTACATATCGAATGAATTCACGAATACTTATTAAACGAATCGAAGAGGATGGATGGTACTTAGTCCATGTAAAAGGCAGTCACCATCAATACAAACATCCTGAAAAAGCCGGACGGGTCACAATACCTCATCCGAAAAAAGATTTGCCGAAAGGTACAGTCAAATCCATTCTAAAGCAGGCAGGGCTTGAATAAAGCCCTCTTGCAAGGAGGTTCATATATATGAATAAAAATGATACAGTACACAAAGACCGTTACATCTATCCAGCGATTTTCGATTATGCGGACGATGGCATCTCGGTTTCCTTCCCCGATCTACCTGGCTGCTTTACATGTGGCGATACAGATGATGAAGCACTAGCTATGGCAAAAGAAGCAATGGCTCTACACTTGTATGGCATGGAAGAAGATAAAGATGATATACCTGCTCCTTCTTCGCCAAGAACTATTAAGCAGGGAGATAATCAGGCCATTGTTTTAATTGAAGTATGGATGCCACCTTTCAGACACGAGATGCAGAACCAAGCCGTCAAAAAGACGTTAACAATTCCACGCTGGCTTGATTCTGTAGCAAAAGAACATAAAGTGAACTACTCACATTTGTTGCAAGAAGCATTAAAAGAACATCTTGGGTTACAAAAAGATTCTCATTAAAGCTTCTACTCCGACATACACAAATCATAATAATATGAGGCAGCCTTTTCACGACACAAGAAAAAGGCTGCCTTTTTTCCGATCTTCCATCCCTAATTATTTCTAGGGCAGTTATTAAAGAAAAAGCACCCACTGTTATCAGTGAGTGCCTCATTCCTTATATTTCTCTACTAACATAATAGCACCCCCATTAACAAAACGCGTGCCATTATGCGGCCAAAATCATGCCAAAAGTCTGCCACTAATTTTCTTCCCCTTTCACGACTTCAAGTCGCAACATAAAAGCCAGTTTATAGAATGCTCTAGACTTCACTCGTCCGTAGGTTCTAGCGCTCATTCCTAATTCATCGTGGATCATGTAATCGAATGCGTCTTCTTCCTCCAAATATCTTTTTTGAATGATAGCCCGTTCGATTCTAGAAAGACGATTTAATGCACGATCTAGATTGTTTTCTAGGTTCTCAAGTTCTTGTTCCTTCTCGACATTCCATATAGCGGCCTCTTCCGCAGGATTACCCACGGAGTAGGTTTGGCCATGATAACGAGGAGTGTATGCAGGAGTGGTTTTCATTTCCCTTCTCATAAAACCAATCTGTTTATAGATACGGACGCTTTCTAACACCTCTTCTACTTTCTTTTGCGTCTCTTTCCGATCGATCTCAGGTAAAAAAGAAATTTGTCCCATCAGCGAATCACCTTCCGCACAAAGAATTTTGGTTTGTTCATCAAGACCTGGCTTTTCCGGCGGGTATCACGATGGATCAGCCAGCCAGAGCGGGTGGATTTAATTTGACGTTGCCGCTTCTCCTGCTGTTTTAGCCATTCCTCCTCCATTTCCGCCATGATTTCAGCGATGTCAGGCAGATTGTTGCATAACGACTGAAATACTTTCCTGATGTTCTCGACGCATTCTGCAGCCCATTTTGCAAAAGTTTCTAGCTGCTCTCTTTGCTCATCGGTTATTCCTTGCATGAACAAGCCCCCTTATCCTTTATATGCTCCACCTTTGCCGCGTCGTAACGTCCTCATGTCCATTCCCATTAAGCTTCGCAATTCACGCTCAGACAGCTTCTCCTGCTTCTTCTGCGGCGGCTTTTCTTTCTTCCGTTCTTGTTTCACTTCCTGATGGTCCTTCTTCCATTGCTTCAGCTGCTCTTTCATCGATAGATTCATCACAATCACTCCTTTTCGGCAAATAAAAAAGGACACCAAACAGCGCACGATTTTTCGTGTCTGTTCAGTGCCCTCGGTTTTTCCGTTAGGCTATTCTTTAGGTTCGTATTTCCTTAATTGCATCTCAAGAGAAGTTTTAGGTAAGATAATTTCACTTTCCAAAGGACGAACTTTAAAATCAACGTATTTTATCTCTAATGATTGCTCAATTAATTTTTCGTAATCAGATATCATAGAATTATATAATTCATCATAGCCCTTCCTATTTGTTTTAAACTCCTCTAATAGACTAATCAGCCATTTTCCCTCGTATGCTAAAAAATTTGGTACATGAATCGGACTAAATCTGGTTCTATATATTTCTAACTCTTCTTTTGACCACTGTTCCTTAATATTTTCTAAATGAGCGTTTAATAGTGACTCCGGTTCATGCATTCCCCAATTCCTTGCAATGTTTACGTCTTTTAAGTTTTTCCATAATTCTTTTGATAAGTCGCCAAGAGTCTCTTTCACCTCAATATTTCTTTTCAATAAAATCTTTCTAAATTTGTAATATGACATTGAATCTGGTTGAAGATCCCCAAAAATATTTAAAAGCTGATTGGAATTACGCTGCATTTTATCATTAAACTCTTCGTATATTTCTGAATCGATTTTTCGATTTGGTCTCTTATTAAGTTCTAACTCTTCAATCTTTTCTTCTAACTGTTTCACATACAAATCATATTTTTTTAAGCACTTTGTACTGACAATAATTAATTGTCTAAGATATACAAGGAAATCTACTTTGTCGTTAAGAACGAATTTTTTATACTGATTACTCACAACAATACCTCTCTTTTTTTATTACTATAGTACCATTCACCTTTTTTATTTACACCTTCCGTTTCGTTTTATTTTCGAATCGATCGACCTTGCCACCCATGACTACTATTGTCACTTCTCCGTAATCTGGCAACTCATGCGGAATAAGCTGACCATCCTTCACCACATACATCATTTTGTCGCTCATCAAATCTATTTCAGCTGTCATTTTTTCATGATCAATCTTCATAGCACAGGATGCCCCCAGTCTGTTAAAATAGAATTACGAGTACTATTTCAAGAGCTGGGGACTTTTCCTCGGCTTTTTTGTATGAATTTTTATTAATTAACGGAACATTTTGCTATGTTAATTCTGATTTTTAAAAGCCGGGGCAACCTGGCTATTTTTTTTGCTTAAAACTCGACTTCCACTTTGATTTTCATCGGGATTTCTTCGGCTAGGAAAACTTCTTTTCTTCCCCTTTTCACGATTTCCTTCACACGATCTTTCGCATCTTCTTTGTCTTTAAATCTTTCTATAGTAAAATTGCCGCTGATAATACTAGGTACCATTACAAAATACATGTCAATTCCCCCTCTATTTTTTAATCTAGTCCACGAGCTTTAATAATCTCCAATGCCTGTGCTTCTGTGAAACCTTCTTTTACTAACGAATCAAACCGAGCTTTATAGTACTGAGACATTAATCCGATTCGTTTTATTTCAGTTGGCATCGTACGCATTAACTCTTCCAGTTGACGTTCTAATTGAATGGTGTTAAATGTTTGAATCGATTCTTTTCCCACAAGAAAGCCTCCTCACCAATTTTTAAACATTCCGTAGAAAAGAATATTCCCATATCGACTATGCCCAGCTGCCTTTCTTCGCTGCTTAATAAGTTTGTATTCTTCTTGGCCTCTTTGATGATCGACCGTGAACAAAAACTGCCATTCCATACCATCTGGAAATCGGGCTGTCATCACTTCAACTGGATAAGCCTTTGCTTCGATTTCCTTAAGGCTCAGTTCATGTACCCCTGATCTCACAGCATCCAGCACTTTCTGCACCGGTTTATTTTCAATTCGTGTGACTTCTTTCTGTTTTTCAACACGTTTCTTTTTGCTCTTATAGTTGATGAGCCCCGCTTTTCGCAAGGTTTGCATATATCGTCCGACTGTACATTCACCCACGCCTCCCAGAGCAAAACCAATCCGTTTGTATGTTGGAAGTACTTCGTGTTCTGCTTGATACGTCTGGACAAAAGCAAGTGTTTCCCGCTCACGTTTTGTCAGTTGCATGATTCTCCCTCTTTCTTTTCAAGTCTGGCAATGCGCTTTACTGCCCTTGAAAGGCGAATTGTTTGTAAAAATACCGTGATAGTAAGAATGCTCATGGTAATAATCGTCATCTTGCTTCCTCCTTATCTCGCAATCAGAATCCCATTTCTATTTTCAACCTGTCGCTTCCATCCCGAAGCCCGCAACTCTAGTATTTCCAGCTTGCTTAAATGACCGGCAATAATCACGCCATCCCGTTCCACGACTGTTATCTCCGTCATGCCCCTACGCATCGACCATCATCCTTTCACTTAATTCAAAGAACCACTGCCGATCTGCAGTCATGATCGCTAAATCTATTAGGTCTTGATAGTCTTCTTTTGCGAGCGTATTATCTAATACTGCCGTCTTGTTTTGGTCATAAATTCTGGACTCTGGCTTCATCCAAATCAACGTACCTTCTACACGTTTAGCTACTCTTGTCACATGAATTTGTCCATTTGAGTAAGGAAGCCCAGTAATGTAACCGAGAGCAGTTTCCTCTCCGACTTTGCAGAATACCCAATCTCCAATGTTCATCACGCCACCCCTTTTTTAAAATAAACTGAGCTGTTCGATAAACTGCAATGATTCTTCTTCATGGAATATTGCAACCTCTGGAATCAGTTCCGTTGCTGTTTCTCCCGATTCGATAGCATGTAAATTTTCAGCGAGTCGAAAATTCTCAAACCAGTGCACAGGCAGGCTGCCAAGTAATCCTTCTAGTTCTGGATTAGGATAGTAATCTACATGGCTACCAGATCCTCGGGCAATAACATAATATTCTCTATCACACCGATCTTTTGATGCTTCCCAGCACCATACGAGTTTTGCGACATACACTTCGTTTAGTTCAATTCCCACCGCTCGCTTTGGTGGTTCTGGCGGCCACTCAGACGTTTTAACTTCTTCTTTGACTTTGAATCTATCGATTGGAAAACAGCCAGTGTGTGCGCTCTTACGTGGAAATCTGGATGCGTACACATAATCCGTACCTGCAGGGAATAAGTAAAATGTCTCTCCTGCTCCCAAAACATCTGAATCAATGCATGTCCCTTGCAACATCAAGGCTGCCACTCCTTTTCAGTTCACCTTTTGAATCGTTACTGCGTATACTGAAAACAAATAGGAGCCCTTTCTCCCTCCTATTCAGAAGCCTTTTCCATTTCTTTTCGAGCAACTATTCTTGTCCAGGAATAGTTGCTTTTGAACGCACTGTTGATTAATCACTCAAGTCGAAAAGATTAGGTTGCGTTTCTAATAACTCGAAGTCACGCCCGGCATCCAAATTGTTCCAACCATATTCATTTAGGTCGGTGCTTATAAAATAAGCAATAACAAACCCTTTTTTTGGTTCATCGTCGTGCTTAATCCAAAGAACAGGAGAACCATTTTCCTTTCCTTTTCCTACAATAGTTCCAGTGATACATCCAAATGAACCTTCTGCTTTTAAACGATCCCCTTTTTTAAGATTAATAGCTTGCTGGTATGTGAGCATGTCGTCACCTCTCTTTAACAGTTTGTATCAACTTATTAATTTCACCCATATATTGAGATTGGAGGTGATAATTTAATGAATCATAACCCCATGCAACCTTCTACAAACATGGAAATCAGTAATGATATTTCGAAAGCAATTAATGGAGAATATCATGCCATTTATTGCTACGAGATATTAGCAAGTCAGGCTCCGAATGCTGGGATTAAAAACAGAATCCTTGAAATCAGAAATGATGAAATTAGACACTATCATACTTTTGCTCAGATTTATTTTTCATTAACCGGAAATCAGCCGACCCCACAAATCATGGAACAATGCCCAAAAGATTATAAAAGTGGAGTGCTAGCCGCATTTATAGATGAACAGGAAACGGTAGATTTTTATCATGAAATTGCAAGAAAATACAATAATGACAACATTAGAAACGCATTTACGCAAGCCTCTGCTGATGAACAAAACCACGCTGTTTGGTTTTTATATTTCATGAATCATCAGTAGTCGGGTAGTAGCTAGCCGGCGATTATGTCGGCTTTTGCTACTTCACAGTTTGTATCTACTGTTGATCAGCGTTTTCTGTACCATTTGCCTTTGCTGTATTCCATCACGGTCACTTCCTGCCCGATCGCTTTTTCAAGTAGCTTTCGACGCAATGGGAAGTCCCTCGATGCTGGTCCACCTTTCACATCCACAATTTCTGTCCGACCATCCTTGTAATAGACTTTAAAATCGGCCGTGTATTTTGCTCCCGGCTTCGTTTTTGAGCCTTTTCCAGAACAACGAGTACAATTGATTGCCTTCCCCGTTTTCAGGCTTTTCTGCTTGCCTGAGCCGTTACAGCGATAGCATGTGACTTGGTATGAAGGAATCACTTCAAATACCGGTTGCACTTCCACCTTTTCGACGCCTGGGTCTGCCAAAAGAAGCTTGTAATAATCCGCTTCGGCTTTGCTATCAAAGAGAATGCCGTACACATATGTTTTCTTTGCGTTCCAGTTACGCGCCATGTGCTATCATTTCCGGCATATCAATCACTTCTTCCATCTTGATTTGGATTTTCTCGAACTCCGCATCTTCAATAGCTTGTTTCTTTTTGCAGATACGCCCCATTCCATCAGCCATACTTTTTTCCGATTTCAAAGGACGGTTGCATCGCTCACACAGTTTCACTGCTTATAACCTCCTTCACAAGCCCGGCGTTAATCCGTTCAACACGGTTCATGCTGTTCCATCGATATTCAGCTAGTAGTTTTTCACGTTCTTTGTAAGATGGCTTTTCCAGACCTGTGTGCGCATTCGCCGCAACCGCCATTTCATACGTTTGTGGTGTGTAGTGCATCAATCCCGCACCCCATCCCCTGTAAATTGCCGCTGCTGTCCGTTGGTAAAGTACACATCAACTGCTGATTCTTGCGGATTGGCTTTCACTTCAACAACGTGGCCAAGTCCGTACTGATCGCGCTCATTGCCTGATAGTGACGAAAGGTGCTTGTGATGCCCCCGGATGAACACCTTGCGTTCAGCATCTGTTAAGTTTTCATAACCTGCGATTGGTGTCATAATTAATTTCCCTTTCTAAAATTATTCGCTTGCGGACACGTCGCGAAGTGTGGTGTAAAGCCATTTATTACTTGACCAGAAGCCGTAATGATCGTTTGCTGTTGCATATCCGCTGGCATTGCTTTACCTGAGTCAGTCTTAATCCACTGGATTTCAGCGCCGCATCCTCTACATTTGCTCATGCGAAACCCCTTGTCTTTCCATGTTCGACCCACTCAGGTGCGTAATTTCCGTAGCGGTAAATATAACCGTTCAAACCAAGTTCGTACCACACATCAATAAGAATGCTTTTCCCATATAAACCAATACACTGACCGGCTATATCTTTCAGTGTCAGCGTCAGACACGGTATGTTCCCTTGGCTTTTCATTTCAAATTTTTCAAGTGGAACAAGTATTGTATCTTCTGCTGTTTCAACAATGACCCTTGTTGATGTCATTTCGACAAATGTATTGTCCAATGAACTACTCATTCTGTTTCACCTTTCTTTCCTGCTGCATTTCCAGTAAAGCATGGTATGTTTCTCTCTTAATCTCTTCAAGCAACTGAAAGACCTCCCTAGCTGAAAATCCATCGTCATCAACAAGACCAGACATACCAGCAATAATCAATTGTTGGTTAAAGTTACTCTGATCTAAGAGAGATTTATTTTCATTCATGCGGCATCTCCCCCTAACAGCTTCTTTTCAGCCTCAGCTATTTTCTTATCAAGCAATTCTCTCCGTGCCTTTCGAATATGTTCTGGTACCGGTCCGCATGTCGGGCACGCTTTCACAAGACGTCCGATCGCTCCTTCATATGCGACACGATGAGTGCCACCGCATAATTTACACACTCCGTTTCAACCTCCAATCCTGTCCTTCTGCATCAAGCAAGTATTCAAAATCTTCACCTTCAACCCAGCAACCACCTATCAGCCGACTGGCAGCAGCATATCCAATCTTTTCCGCAAGTGTTCCACGATCCTCGTTGCTGTTAAAAACAATCGGCTTCTGTTTCCGATAACGTTCGTTAATGATGCGGTAGTACATTGACTCTTTCGGTTCTGTCCATTTTGCTTTGCCCATATCATCCCAGACTACGACGTCTGCTTCTAAAACGTTGTAGAGAAGTTTATTTAAAGACTCACCTTCGTCATTTGCACGACGCGCTTGCATTAAGTCGTCCATAAATACGGCATCCGATATGATAAGTACGCTGAATCCCTGTTTAATCAGCTGTTTCGCAAGGGCAATCTGCAAATGCGTCTTGCCGATACCGAAATTGTTATGCTCCTGTTTAATCGCTGTTCGATCCCCCACCGGCAATTCCTTAATGCGTTGCTCTCCAAAAACAGCAACTAGACCGAAATTATTTGGCGGAATGATTTTTTCTTTTCTACCATCCTCGCCAGTAACAACATCAAACCGTTGCTGATAGGATTTAGTAAGCTCTATCATTCTTTTTTGAATCGGTGCCTGGTTAACATAATTTTCGAAATTCGCTTTGCGGAATTCTTCTGGTAACATAGACTGCTTAAAACGTCGCTTCCAAGCGTTTCTCTCTTTGCATTCGCAGAAAGTAGCGACATCATAGCCTTTTTCGTTTTTTCCGATGATGAGCTCCGTATCTTTGCAGATGTTGCACTCATATTCATCCACCCCATGCTTTTCGGGAGGCTTCCAACTCTCTGTAGGCTTGTTCCGCTGACTTGCCTTTTCCTGCAGATCCGCCATTACGTCCGCGATACTGGTGAACCGTTGTTTTGTCATGGCTATTCTCCTTTTCTTGTTTTTCAATGTGTCTATCGAAAATGTAACCAACGCAGTAAGACAAAGCGTTGATTCGCTTGTTCGGATGTTTAGGCTGGTAACTATCAAACTTCTCTTTCATCCAAACCAACGCGTTTTCAAGAGAAATGCCGGATTCAATAATTTTTTTTGCTTGTTGGTAATCATCTGCTGAAGTGATCAATCCGTGACTTCTCACTTCAACAAAGCCATCCAGTAGCTTCTGTATTTGCACTTCAGGAGTATGTGATATTTCTTCAACTGAATTTCCTTCAATCGAATCACCACGCACTGGGTCGGTTGTAGACACCCCGTCACTGGCTCCTTCGTACGCGTTTTTAGTAGTAGTATTGTTTTTAATATTGTTTTTAATATTTCTTTTATGGGTGGCGGATTGCCCACTAGCACTAGGGGGTGTTTCGCCACTACTTCTAGTGGTCATTCCGCCACTAGTGTCATCTTGACCACTAGTTGGCAAAGCGCCACTACTTTTATATTGTTTGATGGACCATTCATCGTAATTTTTATTGAAAGAAACAATCTTTGTTTTATTTTTAGATCCCGGATTAACTTCTAAGATCACATTGTTCTGAATGAGCGTTTTTAATGCTTCACTCACTCGTTTGCGTTCCAGATGTGTGACAGACTCGATATAGGAAAGAGAAAATTCGCATTCTTTCCGGTTCCATCCGTACGTGTTACGCCATAATGCCATCAGCAGCTTGTACTGATTCTGCGTAAATTGGAAATGTTGTATTACATCCAGCAGCTCGTTTGCAATCTTGGTGTAACCATGTTCCAGCTGGACATCCGCCACCTGTTCACCCCTCCTCCCTATCTCTCTTTTTTCAGTACCGCTTGCTTGCCTTCAATTCGTATCAAGACCATATCCGGATGAACGGATTTAAAATAAGCGTTCACCCGAGCAATATAGTCTTTCTTACTTGGCTTCAGTGTTGTCATTGCCATTGCACGAACAACATGTGGAATATCAAACTTGTATTCCATCAGCCTTCAAACGGAAATTCTTCCTGCATAGCGTCAAAATTAATATCATCAAAGTTAATATCATTAGCAGAAGGCTTTTCCTGCTCAGCTGGTTCATCCGGTTTGGAATCCTGTACTTCTGTATAGACAGCATCAATTGGCTCTTCTTGCTTCTTAGGTTTTGGCGGCTGATGAAGTTCTACAAAGCGTTTTAAACCGGTCAATTGTTGCAGGGTTAATTCTTCAGCTGCTTTATTAAATTGCTTGAATGCTAAGGTCTGAAAATCGTCACTAGACATAGATTTCGTTTTCATTATTTCTTCGATTTCGTTTTCAACTTGCTTTCTCAAATCTTCCTCACTAGCAGACTCATTTTCGCTTGTATTAATCTCTCTACGCTGTATCTCACGCGCATTCTCTTGTACTGAATCCTTCGACCCTTGAATGGTATGATCATCAATGTCAACGCCGAACTGAGCTTTCAGTGCACGCTTCAGAACATGCTTTTTGAACATGTCATTGAAATTCGTTTTCCAGAGAGGGTTGCGCCCTTTTTCCAAATGTTCTACTTCAGAACGGTCCATAAAAATGACTTGATCCGGCGCATCTTTTCGTTTGGCAATCGCATAAGCTGCGACTGCTTTCCCTCTAATCGGTAGCGAAATTTTATGTTTGGTGATTTTAAATTCTCCATCCAGCAATTCTGCTTCGAAGTTTTCCACTTCATTTTCACCAACGATTTCTGCTGATGCTGTAATATAGTCTGGATGTTTTCTAGCACGATAGTGAATGCCTTCAACGCTGATTTGGATGTCCATTTTTCCGTTATACGGAATCGCATAAATATGACCGAGAAACGGGTTTAATCCAGAAGCAGCACACGTTTGAATGTATAGGTTAAACTGCGCATCATTGATACCTTGAGGTGCCAGCGTCTGCTTCAGTGTGGCAACCTCACCGCGCGTCAATGTACCGACAAGGACTTCATTTGAGTCAGACTTTTGCACTTCTTTTTCAGTTGTCATTAAGAAGCGACCTCCTTGATTTCGTCTTTCACTTCAATTTTCAAGTCGCCTGCTTTTACTTTTGCGGCAATAAGCTGACCCGTTGGAGCCGTATATTTCAGAATCGATTCAGCGTTATCAACGAATGTCGGCACGATCACACCTGATTGCTGGCTGAGCACTCCCACCATTTCCAAGCCACATTTGATCTTTTCAGCTGTTGAAAGTTTGCTGTATGGCTTACCATCCATTTCAATTTCAAAGGTGTCTTTCAGTTCGCCATTCTTTAACTGTTCGAATAACCGGACTGAAATAGTTGTAAAAAGACTGTCTACTTTCTTCACCATGACCTCCGCCTGTTTTGTGCGGAAAACCTTTATGCTATCAATCAGTTCCTGCGATTCATTCCGTTCCTGCAGTACTCGTTGTTTGTTTTCAGATGCTTGTTCAATATCAGAAGCAAGTTGTGAGAGTCTCCCTGCTGAATCACGTTTTGCCATGAGTGAATAAATACTTTCATCCAGCTCAATGCTTCTTTTTTGTGTATCCGGTAATTCAACTACTGGCATCTCTGCAAGTTGTTCTTTCAAGGTGTTTAATTCAGCAGTTAATTTTTTACCGTGCTCAACTGCATCCATAAAACGTTTCCTGATATCCTGCTTTGCAGCATTAGTCGCTTCTTCATTCATGGCCTGCCCGCATGTTCGGCAGCTGTCCTGTACCTTCTCGTCCCGGATAGCATAAACAATATCCTTCTGCTTCATGACCGCTTCGGTTTTGAACTCGATCTGTGACAGAAGTGCATTTCTTTTTTGAATAGTGGAATACGCTTCCTGCCGCTTTTCGTCCAGTGAATCCCGTTCATTAATAAGTGCATCAATTTCTTTTTGAATGGCTACTGGATCAATCGATTCTCCGGCTTCCTGCTCTTTTTCAAGCTGTTCCTGCAATGTTATATGCCGTTCATTGGCTTTCGTATATTCAACGTCGCGCTGTTTAAACCGTTCTTTATGAACCTTTTCTAGATCATCCAGTGAGTGCTTTTTCAGCTGTTCTTGAAGCGTCTGTGCTTGAACGTTGCTCATTTCTGCAAACACTTCTGTATTTAAAGGCTCGTCCACATATCGGAGCACCTGTGCACGCTGCTCTTTCCAGTTCTGCGTAAAGAAATAAATCGGATTAAACATGGATAGAAATAAGTCTTTATCGAAAAGCGCTTCAATGTGTTCATTGAAGGCTGTCGCTTTCTCCGGTACTTCATTGAGGTAGTACTTGGCTGTTTTATTTTGAGCACGGGTCAGAGTTGCTTCCTTCCCGTCCACTAGCATTTTGAGTGTGACCTTGCTTTCAGCATCTGGCTGATCAATCGGCTTTGCATCTAATTTCGTTCCTAGTTGATCGGTACCATACAACAACCACGTGACCGCATCGCCAATACTAGATTTTCCTGCACCGTTACGACCATAAATGTTTGTGATCGCACTCATGTTCGTTGAAAATGCTTCGTGATTTTTGAAGTTTTCTGCTTCAATATGTTCAAATGAGATTTCCACTCGATCTCCACTCCCTTGATTCAATTTTTAATGTGCAGTACAATAACGGTACTCAATAAATTCTTAACGGCCCGCCTCCTACAGCGGGTTTTTTCATGCTTCTGCCTGCTTTTCAATAGCATCCATGTACTGGACTGCATATTCACCGATATTTTGTTCAAGCACGACTGATCCGTCTTTCATCACAAAGTAGATATCGTTGCTCATGATCTCGTCTCCAAACATGTCTTCAACCGGTGTATCTTCAATCTCACGCAGATACTCTGGAAAGCTTGTCCGCTCTATTTGCTCGATAATTGTGTGATCACTTAACATGATTACTCCTCCTCCTAACCTATTTTTTTCACTGCGATATCCATTGGTATTTCCTTGACTTGTCCAGTGTGACGATGCACAAGCGTGTACATACCGTTATGCTTTTTGCTGATCAACCAGTTAAGTGGACTCAAACCGTACGAAAGAATCACTTTTCTTTCAGCCCGTGATGGCTTTTTGCCTTGTTTCATCATTTTCACCTTCTCTCTAATGGATGATGTCCATCGATAACAGCCGGAACAGGTACGGGGGAAACCTGGTCCGATTGCTATCGACGAGCACCGTTTAAGTGCCCATCTTAGGAAAGTATGGTATAATGTTCTTCAATTGGGATTTCTCTGACGTCCGCTCTCATCAGCGGGCGTTATTTTTTTCTTCTTTTTTATAGCGATCCCATACACCACGGCTAATCCAAGTCCCGACCGCTGTACAAATGATCGCAATAGTCATCAATCCTGTGATGGCAATATCAGCTGCCCAAAACAACATGTTTTTTCACCGCTTTCGCATTGATATTTTTTTGATTTAATCGAATTACTATCTGCTGCATTTTTGTATAAGGATGCTGGCCGGCGCGAAATCTTCCGATAATCCCGTCTGCTTCTTTTTGCCTCGTTATCCTCTGCTTCCGAATCTCTTTCAACTCTTTAGCACTTTTGATAAAAGCCTCGGCTGCCTGAATCGATGCATCCAAATCACCTGCAATGAAGCTCTCTTCCTGTTGAACTAACAACTTGTGACCATATATTTTTTCTTTCATTTCAATCATGCTTGTCCTCCAACGATCTGCTCTTTATTAGCGTAGCCACGGGTTATAAGCTTGTTATAATGATCCTGCCAAACGCCTAAGTAACTAATATCCGCTTCCTCACAAACCACACCGAGAAGATGTTCTGATGCTGTTATAAGGTCTACTACTTGACCCAGCGCTTTCTCAAGAACTTGTTTTTCAAATGAAGATAAATAAGATAATTTATTTGAAAGTTTTGTCGCTTTAATTGCTTCCGTTGCTTCCTCAATTTCTTCAAGTAATTTCTCTTTCGTGCTCGACCGTTGTAGATCTACTTTTTTACCTTCTAATCTGACTGGACCAGTTCGGGTATACTCATACCTCAATGCCATAACAAACCAGGGATCGTCTTTTAGTTTTACTACTTTACGCGATATATCCGGTGGGATATTAACCCGGCCCGTTTCGTAGGATGAGAGGGTTTCTCTTGGAAGCCCTTCAATATCCATTGCAAATTCCAGTTGCGTTTGCCCGCCTCTTGTTCTTTTCAAAGCGGGCCCAATGTTACCTTTTTCCATCTGCATAGCCTCCTTTTTTTACCGTCATCCTTAACCTCATCTATTAAAATGAAGTTAGATAACATCTTTGAAAAATCCAGTGTTGTCGTTCACCCAACGCGTATTGCTGTCGATCCATTCAAATAGTCTATGTGTTGGGATAAGCACCCCTGCTTCTCGAAATACGGGAAAATCAGGTCTGTTCAATAATTCAGTTGCTTTGGTTTTGCTGATTTGAAGAACTTCTTGCATTTGCTTATTATTTAGCATCGGCGGCAGCTTGCTCCGTGCATCCAGCTTTTCTTCAAGTTTCTCGAATGCTCGTGATGCGATTTTCTCAGCAAGCACGTTGATTGTTGTTTCGTCAAATTCAAATTTGAACATGGTTCACACCTCCTTAGGTGGTTTTTCCTTCCTGTGGTACTATCTTCATAGGAAGGAGGTGGAAATTGTGGCTACAAGAGCAGATATTACGTGTAAAAACTGTGATAATACATTTCAAGTATTCTGGCATCATTTTGAAAAACAGCTGCCTTTATCTTGTCCTTATTGCAGTAAGGACATTGATGAAACGATGACTGAAATGATTAAGAACGCTTTAGGTACAACTTGGGAAGCGAATTATCATTTCCGTAAATATCATGAAGAACGAGGCGAACCCTTGTTTACTGTGAATATTTCAGATGTGTTTGTCCCAATTGAAAAGTTCGACTTTGATGACTAAGAAAATCTACTACTAGGGAAGGGTGTAGGTTCCTTCTATTGAATTCAGCATTTAAAAGAGCGCTTAATTCTGTGAAGTTACTTACTCCCATCTCTATCTTTAAAAATTTTCCCTTTTTTTGAAGTTGTTCAATTTCTTGTTTTAAATCCTGTAATGCTTGTTCCAACTTGATCACCTCCTAGCTGACTTCTTTAGTTACCTTTTCACGCTTTACAGTATTACGTTTTTGTAATTCTTGTCGACCATTATCGATAAAAAAAATATCACTTACTTCTTTTTCGAAAAAACGAGCTATCGACAGCAACAATTCATAAGAAGAAGTTGTTTTGATCTTTCCACGCTCTATTGCATGTATAGTTTGCCTAGTTGTATTCACAGCATCGGCAAGTTCTTGTTGAGTGATATCAGCTTCACGTCTGATTTTTCTAAGGCAGTTCTTCATTTTTTATCACCTCCTGACCATATAGTAATACGAGAATTACATAATGTCAAGTAAGTATTACGATGTTTGTGTTTATTTTCCACCTAACTTGCATTACAATTTGTAATATAGACTTTACACTGAGAGAGGTTTTTATGGAAAAATTACCTGGACTATTAAAAGAATTAAGGGGCAAAGAGTCTTTAAGAAGTGTTGGAGAAAGAGCTGGACTAAGCCACAATTATTTAAGCCAACTTGAAAAAGGTATTGATCCAAGAACAAAAAAACCTATTAAACCTACACCTGACACTTTAAAGAGGTTATCGGAGGCTTATGATTATAGTTATGATGAACTACTTAAATTAGCTGGATATATTGAGGATAAAGAAGCTACTAATCCCCCGCGTTTTACACAAAAAGACGAACTGGACATTGCAAAGCGGGTTGAAGAAATCAGAAAAGATCTTATTTCTGCTAACAAAGACGGAGATGGCCTGAATTTTTATGGTGAACCAATGAGTGAGGAAGCAATCGATTCTCTGTTAGAAGCGATGGAATATGCTGTGCGTCAAACACAACGCATTAACAAGAAGTACATTCCTAAGAAATATAAAGATAACGACAACAAAGACTAGGGATGCGAGGCGATTTAATTGAACTGGATTAAAAATGTTATAACTAAACTTAATAAAAAACACCATACAACTAACCCTTTCGAACTCGCATCTACTTTAAATATCGATGTTATACCGTGGGATTTACACGAAGAAATCAAAGGGTTCTATAGATATGATAAAAGAAATAAATATATCTTTTATAACAACAATTTAAATGACGAAATGCAGCGCTTCGTCTGCGCTCACGAATTAGGGCACGCTATACTTCACCCGCGCTCTAACACGCCTTTTCTGCGAGCAAATACATTTTTCTCGATAGATAAAATCGAAGTGGAGGCGAATACATTCGCCGTTGAATTGCTATTACCAAATGAAAAATTGTTAGAATATTCGAACACAAATCTATCTATTTACGAAATCAGTGAAATTTATGGCGTTCCACGGGAGCTGGCTGCATTGAAAACTCTTAGAATAAACCATTAATTTTTTTACACATCGATTAGGACTTTATTCATCGTTTGAATGTATTAGTTAACTATTTTTAAATGAGGAGCGATTAAACTATGGCATCATTAGAAAAAATATTAAAACAGGCAGAAGCGCATTTCGAATCCGGTGAAGTAGCCAAATATACCGTTTTTGGTGCTTACGAAACAAAATCATTAGGGAAAGATACAGCCCGCAATGGGATTTTCGTTGCAACAGACCGTCGCGTACTATTTTATGGAAAACGTACCTTTGGATTTGATCTAGAATCATTTCCTTACAAAAACATCAGTTCTTTTGAAATGGGGAAAGGAATGCTAGGTCACAAAATATCGTTTTTTTCATCTGGCAATAAGGTATCTATGAAGTGGATCAGTAAAGGAGATGTTGATTCCTTTGTTTCTGAAGTGAGAAAGAATATTGGAGGAAGTGCGTCAACTACATCGGTAGTTACTCACACTTCTAACGGAGATATTGCTGACCAAATAAAAAAACTAGCCGATTTAAGAGATCAAGGTATCCTAACTGAAGAAGAGTTTAATGCGCAGAAAAAGAAGTTGCTTATTTAAAATAAGAAGCCTTTCTTGGCAGTCTTTTTGAATGTGGTTGCAGCTGCAGGGATGGGGTCTAATACATAATAAAATTTAGCGACTATACAACTAACACAATGATGAGGTGGCATTATGGAATTTTTTGAAACTCTTCAAGACCATTCAGGTGTAAAACTATCTATTTTGGAACAATATACGATTCCATGGATGAGAAAGATCATTTTGAACCGATATGGAGCAAAGAAATGTTTGATCATTGATGGATTTTCCGGAAAAGGGAGATACGAAGATGGCTCTCCTGGCTCACCGCTTATTTTGATTAAAAATGCTATGGATTTTTATGATCAAGCTGTAGGGAATAATTGGGATGAACCACAAATTTATATTTATTTAAATGAATATGACCCTGATAATTTCAATGAACTTAAACAAAACATTTCTGGGTTAGGTTTTGATACACCTGACGATGAGCATTTTACTCATGATGATTATAAATCTATTTTAATCAAAATAGAAAATTCTACATTCGAGGACTTTATGACCGATCTGTTAGCCGATATCAAGGAAGGTGCCAGTCTTATTCCTAGCTTTTGCTTTGTTGATCCCTTTGGATTCAGTACAACCCCTTTTGAACTATTTAAAACTTTTTTAAGAAACAATAATTCAGAATTACTCTTAAATTTTATATACGAAGAGACCAATAGATTTATAAGACATCCCAACGCTAAAATCCAACGTCAGATCAGCGAGAATCTTGGTCTCATTAATTTGGAAGACTTAATTGCAAAGATCAATGATAAAACTCCTCTTGAAAGAAAACAAGTAATTATCGAGACTTATACAAACAATATCCTGAATGAAACCAATGCTTTTTTTGTACGTAACTTTGAACTAAAAAAGAATGGTCGCACAAAAATGATTTTGTTTTATATGACTCAAAACATTAACGGTTTAGAACTAATTAAAAACGTAATGTGGAAGCATGATGAAACTGGCACATATACGTATAATGACCGTCAACAGTTCACACAATTGAACTTTGAAGAAATCTTATTGCATGATAAGGAAAATCATATTAAAACGCTGTCAGAGCAAATCGCCGCTCATTTTAGCGGCAAAAGGAATATATCAATACAAACGATTGAAGATTTTACTACAGTAAATACAATTTATCCACTTCCAAACTTTTTGAGACCTGCTTTAAAATTACTCGAAAAAGATTCGGTTATCGATAATATTCGCGGGCGATCAGGCAAGAGCGGTTATCCTCCGAAGTGCGTTATAGATTTCAATTAAGAACTAATGTTCCTTTACTACTGGTAATGCAAATTTCATTAGAGTATACTAAGCCTAAGGAGGGGATAAAGATGGCTGGAAACAGTAGTATTGAATGGACCGAAGCCACTTGGAACCCGGTAACAGGCTGCACGAAAGTTTCAGAAGGATGTAAACACTGCTATGCTGAACGCATGGCAAAAAGACTTGTCGCAATGGGAAGTCCACGTTATGTGAATGGGTTTAATGTTACGTTACATCCTGATTTAATTGATGCTCCACGTAAGTGGTCAAAGCCAAGAAAGATATTTGTAAATTCCATGTCGGATCTTTTTCATAAAGACGTACCTTTAGATTTTATTCAAAAAGTGTTTCATACAATGAACGAAACACCGCAACACTCTTATCAAGTGCTCACTAAGCGTCCAGAACGAGCAGCTGAGCTCTCGCCTTTCCTTACGTTCACACCGAATATTTGGATGGGAACGAGCATTGAAAATCAGCGCGTTATCGATCGTATGAATTATTTGAAGCAAGTACCTGCCCACATCCGCTTTTTATCATGTGAACCACTTTTGGGCCCGTTAAATTTAGAATTGAGTGATATCCATTGGGTAATTGTTGGCGGGGAATCTGGACCAGGTGCAAGACCAATGGAAGCTGATTGGGTCCGTTCGATTCGCGATCAGTGCCAGGATCAAAAAGTTGCCTTCTTTTTTAAGCAATGGGGCGGCGTACAAAAACATCGTTACGGCAGAGAGTTAGATGAACAAATGTATGATGAATATCCAGATTTAAGCTTAGTTTAAACCCCCCCCCACTCTTTCTTTTATGAGATGGGGTTTTCTTTTACACTTAAAAGAACATATATTCCGAGAATTAATGTTCTTAATCGAAATTTACCAATTAATCATTCAGTAAACCGCAATTTTACCATTTTGACGGTTGCTATCCATTTTAATTACCGTCACATATCCCGTTTAACGGCTGATAATGAACAGAAAGGAGACTTTGTATTATGGCTTATGTAAAGAAGATTAAGGCAAAAAATAAACAAGGTTATAAGTGGCTTTGTGTAGCGGATGGTCCAACCGACCCTGTAACCGGAAAAAGAAAACAGATATCTCGTCGCGCAGATAAAAAACAAGATGCGATCGATCTTGTTGAAGAAGCGATTAGAAAATTAAGCGAAGATGGGATTGACGAAAAAAAAATCAGAAATCTGCCATTTGAAAAAGTTGCCAAGGAATGGTTAGAGACATACGCGAAAGGAAAAGTAAAAGAAAATACAGTCCGCATCCGCGCAGCTGAGATCAAAATCCTGTTGAAGTATATTGCGAAAGTAAATATCGATAAAGTCACCTCTCGAATGCATCAAAAGATCTTGAATGACCTGGACGATCATGATTATGTAAGAACCACTATAAAAGGTGTACACGGAACAGCAAATATGATTTTTAACTATGCGGTCAAAGAGAAAATGAGAAAGGATAATCCTTGCACCGGTGCTGTAATTCCTGAAAAGACATTAACAGTAGAGGAAATCGAAAACCAGATGATTGAGGACGAATATTTAGAAAAAGAGGAGCTTTTCGAAATTTTAGAAACGGCGAAGAAGCACGGATTACATCAAGACATGGAAACATTTTACCTTCTGGCTTTTTCAGGTATGCGGTCTGGTGAATTGTGTGCACTGAAATGGACAGATATCGACTTTGAGACGAACAAAGTCAGAATAACGAAGACTCTGTACAACCCCAACAATAATATGACTGGTTATAAATTGACTCCTCCCAAAACGCCTGGATCTATTCGGGAGTTCGATGTAGACGATAATGTGATTCAGTTATTAAAAGCCCATAAAATTAGACAGGCTAAAATAAGAATGGCAACCCGGCATCAAAAAGAAGAATTTCACGATAAGAATTTTGTCTTTTGCCGAGAAAACGGTTATCCTTATACCCAACAGAAGGTGCTAAAGCGAATGAAACGCCTATTAAGGAAAACATCGATCACCAAAAAAGCAACTCCCCATATTTTTCGGCACACTCATATCAGTATGTTGGCTGAAGCTGAAGTTGACATTAACACAATTATGAAACGTGTCGGGCATGATGACATGAAAACGACAATGAAGATTTATACACACGTAACAAATAAAATGAAAAAAAATGCCGCTCAAAAAATCAAAAACACTTTTGGCAGCATTCTTAATTTAACAATATCGCAATAAATGTGAGTAAAATGTGATTTTTTCATAATTACATGCTGATCAAAGGGCCTCTAAACCTTGATATATCAACGTTCTTTGTTGTTTAGTTGCATCATTCAAACAATGATGCGTTCTTTTTGTTACAATGAAATCACTACCTAATATAAAGGAGAATTTCACATGACTACTTTTCATGAACAGCTTGAAAAATATGCACAACTATCCGTAACAACCGGCGTCAATGTACAACCCGGTCAATCACTTGTTGTACGTGCGACACTCGATGCCGCTGAACTGGTCCGTCTTATCGTTCAAAAAGCATATGAAGCGGGCGCAAAACACGTATATGTTGACTGGAGTGACGACACCGTTTCCCGTTTAAAGTATACTCTTGCTCCTGATGAGGCATTTAATGAATTCCCGGCGTGGAATAAGCTAATGATGGAAACACTCGCTGAAGAAGGCGCTGCTTTTATGTCTATTATTTCTTCAAGTCCTGATTTATTGAAAGACGTTGATTCAAAGCGGATTGCTGCATATCAAAAAACAGCTGGTACCGCGATGAAAAAATACCGTGAATACATTCAATCTGACAAAGTGAGTTGGACAGTCGTTGCTGCTCCGTCAAAAGAATGGGCAGATAAAGTATTTGCTGATCTGCCTGAAGAAAAGCGTATTCCCGCCCTATGGGAAGCCATTTTCAAATCGGTTCGCGCTGATCATGCGGATCCGGTACAGTCATGGAAGGAACATGACGCCCGTCTTTGTGAAAAAGTCGCCGTATTAAATGAAAAGCATTTCAAAACGCTTCACTACACTGCACCAGGAACAGATTTAACGATTGATCTGCCTGATAATCATTTATGGGTCGGTGCCGGTAGTATCAGTGAACAGGGTCATTCATTTATGGCTAACATGCCGACAGAAGAAGTGTTTACCGTACCGATTAAAACAGGCGTAAACGGGTATGTAAAAGCGACGAAACCGCTTAGCTACGCTGGAAATATTATTAATGGATTTACGGTTACGTTTGAAAAAGGACGCATTGTCAATGTGACAGCAGACGAAGGGGAAGATGTTTTACGGCAGCTTATTGAAACAGATGAGGGCGCTCATTATTTAGGCGAAGTCGCACTCGTCCCGCACGATTCCCCTATTTCGAACGCCGGTATTTTATTCTTTAATACATTATTTGATGAAAATGCATCGAATCATTTGGCAATCGGCAGCTCATACGCGTTTTGTATTGAAGGCGGCAAAGCAATGGCACAGGAAGAACTAGAGAAAAACGGCCTTAATACAAGTATTACACATGTTGATTTCATGATCGGTTCTGCTGATATGAATATCGATGGCATTAAGCAAGATGGCTCACGTGAACCCGTTTTCCGCAATGGAAACTGGGCATGAATTAAGAAAGGACTTTATTTATAGACGTTTTCAGCTCCTTAATTCTTTATTGGTCACAGAAATTGTCACATTTCCTTAGCTTCAAACAATTTATCTAATTCATCAGCCACGTGTTTCTGCATACTAGGTAGCACGTGGCTGGCTATATTTATTTAGCGTAATTTGAATAGAGGTGTGTCCAACCCTCTCTGATATAACCTTTACATTTACGTTCTGCTTAATTAACATCGTTACATGTGTATGTCTCAAATCGTGAAAGCGAATTGGAGGCAATCCTATATGAGTCTTGCTTAAGCTTATGTGCAATGACAATCTTTCTCTCCTTTTTCAATTGTTCTATCAACAATTCAAGAATATGAATAGAACGTACACCGGCACTGGTTTTAGCCCCAACTTTGAACTGCTTTGAGGTCATAAATTTGTCTGATATAAAGGATTTTTTCTTCAAAACCAATGTCTTTCCATCGCAAACCTAATATCTCACCTTTTCTCATACCTGTTAATACTGCAATTAAATAGACCGTATAAAATCTATGTTTCTTTGAATATGTCATGAAGTGTTCAACCTGCTCAGTATCCCAAACGGTTATCTCGTCATTACTTCTTTTTGGTAAAGGAACATGGATTTGAAAGTAGCAATCACAAGAGAATACTCTTGGAAATCCCCAAGAAGTTATTTCTATATAATTATATAGTGAATAAATATAAGTAACCTGCTGATTTTTATCTTTTTCGAACACCTCAAAAATGATTAGCAACCATTCTACATACCCTCTAAAACGTCACCAGACGCTCCAAATTCGCTTTTAAAGTGCTTTATATTTTTCTAATAGGAGGTCCTTTCGTATGCACAATCACCTTATAGTGAGTTTAGTGATTGTCTTGAATGGATATGCTAATGAGTGTTGCATAGCAATTGACTGCCAACACTGACTTTATTAAGATGGGTGAGTGACAATAACGTCGAGGTGAGCGTATGAGCGAATGGATCACAGTAGTAGAAATGAGTGAAAAAACAAATATCCCCCAAGAAACATTGAAAAGATACATGTCAATGCATAAGCATTTATTAAGAATGAAGAAAGAACACGGAACCTATCAACTACACGAAGATTGCTATGACGTATTAACTAAAATTTGCGAGTTGTATAAGCAGGGCAAAACGAATAAAGACGTGGACAAGTTACTAACTTCATCTAGTATCCCAATGACCGTTGATGTTGTGAGCGAATCGGGTGAGATAGTAAGTGCTGATATGAGCGAAGTTGTTTCAAATATTAAAGCGGCACTCAAAGAACAGAAGCAAGCATCTGCCAAACAAAAGGATTTTAACGAAATTCTTTTAAATTTGCTTGAAACACAATCCGAAAAATTCGATGCTCAACGCAAATACATTAAAGATAGTGTAAATCGTAGAGACGAACAACTCATGGCATCGTTACGTGCAAGTCAAGAAGCAAAGAAATCATTACTTTCTACTCAAACGAGTGAGAAAGAAGAAAAGAAAAAATCATGGTTTAAAAGGATTTTCAAATAA